GATTTCCGGTATTGGTTGCCGCCGACCGATTTCCGGTATTGGTTGCCGCCGACCGATTTCCGGTATTGGTTGCCGCCGACCGATCTCCGGTATTGGTTGCCGCCGACCGATCTCCGGTATTGGTTGCCGCTGACTGATCTCCGGTATTGGTTGCCGCTGACTGATATCCGGTATTGGTTGCCGCTGACTGATCTCCGGTATTGGTTGCCGCTGAATAATTTCCGGTATTGGTTGCCTTATCATCTTCCCAATTAACTTGCTCTTTGATATATTCAATTCCAGCTTTGATAATTCCCGCAATTCCAATTTCTGCTTTCACGGAAATTTTCTTCCCAACTCTCTTGCTATCATCAGATGATTTCTGGTCATTCTCTTCAAGATCAACTTCACAATATCTGGAATCTGAAGGAGGATAATAATTAAATACATCCATCGGGAATTCGCAAGCATGGAATCCACAATTACAAATGTCTGCTTTTTCTTCTGTGTATTCTTTTCCAATTTCATACTGGAAATCTCTACACTTTAAATCTTTGTCAAAGCCTTTAAAACATTTCATTTTTCCTTTTCCTCCTTCGATTCTTCTACATCAAGCCCAAGCATTCTAAATGCCATGTCCTTTGTGAAATCATAATCTTTCACGCTATTCGCCCAAGCTTCAAATGCCTTTAATCTTCCAACCAGAAGTGCATATTCTTCATTGGCGTTCTCTGGAATATAATCTGTGCTCTTAGTTTCTCCCATGATTAGTCCTCCTTATCTTTTGCTCCAAATTTTTTAAGCATTTCTTTCAGATGCGAAATAAACGGAATAATTGCATCTATCTGTTTGGAAGTTTCCTTGATTTCTTTATCAAGTTCTTCCTCGTTCATAAGGCCATACTCAAATGAATGTCTAAGCTGCTCTTTTATTTCTTTCTCTTCTCCACCATTTTTTGCGAACATCTCTTTAATTTCATGGGTGATAACTGCATACTCTGAAAGAATATCAATCCCTTTACCAGAAATATTAACTAATCCGTTTTCAAATTTAATCATTGTTTTTCCTCCCTATTTTCTTTTATTCTCTCCATCTGAATGGTATAATGTGTTCAGAAAGGAGGTATGTTAAAATGTTTCTCAAATTAAAAGTTTCCTGTACTTGTCATTGTGATTACTATATAAGCGAAAGAATAAGTACAGAAAAGGTTGTGTGCCCGAATTGTGGAAAGGAACATCCTTATTCTCATAAAATAATTTCAATGCTTCATGCCGCAAATAAGATTGATGATGGCAATGTTCCCGGAGCAGAAACAATAAAAACTTCCGTTATTTCTGAATGGGAAGATGTGACTGAGCGTCAATAACAATCTTCATGTACTCTAAAAAGCCTTTCGCTTCAGTAGCGGACAGACCGCATTCGGCAATTTCATTTTTTACTTTCTCTACAAGGTCGCTTGCCTTCTGTCCGTTTTTGCGGCGATATAACTGATATATTTTGGAATCATAATCGGATAACCTTTCAGAAACGTAATCATCTGCTAACATTCTTTGTTCAACTCCCCTATTCAATAATTGTAAGATCTTCATCCACCGCAAATGGTTCAGTAACAAATATTCCATCTTCTTTAAAGAGAAGATCAATTTCAACATGTTGCTTATTTGCACACTTCACAACAACTACATTCTCATTTTCTTCTTTGGTATGTGTGAACAAAATATCTGCAATTTCAAAACCTACAAGAGAATGAAAAATTTCTGGATTATCTCCATAAAATTCGTAGCTTTTAATATCTTTCACTGTTTTACCCTCATTTTCTTTCTGAATTAATATCATAATTGCAATCGCGAATCTGCATTTTTGTATTTGTACACGGTTGCCATCCCTTGATGTACTTCACGGCTTCCTCATATCTTAATTTTGGAATGTTGTTTCTTGCGTTTACACCGAAATAAGATTTCACATCTCGATTACATTCTGCGAATACTTTCTTTCCAATTTCTGAGTAGGCATTAGATTTCTTTCCGCCCAACGCTTCAATAACCACTAGCGAAACCAGATCCCCAAGATATTTTTGCTGACCGTAGTCAATTGTCATTGTATTTTCAAGTTTTTCGATTCTTTCCTCATGATCTGCTGTGCCCTGGGCAAGAATCTGAATTTGTTCGGCAACCGTCAATGGTTTTCTGTAGGAACCTGTCTTTCGAATTTCTGGGAGAACTTTACTTGTCACCCAGTCTGTAAACCTTTCGGCAGATTCTTTTCTGCTCTGGAAAATCAATTTATACATATTGGGTTCATTTACAAAGTTAGCATTCTGCTTTCTCCCGATACCATCAATGACCTCATTTGTAATGACCCCATCTGCATTTAACCTTGTCTTTGCCTGGCTCGGATTTGAAATTTCTAATGCTTTGCATATATCAATCATGCAAAACCAAGGTTCATTATCAATAGTTATTGTCCGAATATCTCCGAACTCTGGCGAATTAAAAATCTGTAATTCGTTCATTATTCTCCTTTCTGTGATATAATCTCCTTTAGGAAGGAGGTGTTAATTTGAAAAGCTTTGATGATTTTTTAAAAACTGTTGACATGGAAAAACTAATCACCCCAACAGTTAGCACGATTGAAAATACAGATAATTTTGTAACTGCCATTACTGGATTATCTACCTCGATTGCCGTTAATCTTCTACGTCAGTATCACGAATGGATTTCTGAACAGCAGAAGTAATTCCATCAGAAACGCATTTTGAAATGCTTTTCCCATCAATATTAGTTTCAAAAATACGTTTCTTTTTAGAGGGCTCCAGGATATTATGAATAGCTTGGAGCTCTTTCAAAATAGCGCAAAGAACATTATATGTACCACTCATCTTCCAACCTCCTTATGAGCTTTCCTCTCAAACCGCTTCCAGATAAGCCAAATCTTTAACTGTCTCCAATCTCTTCTTACAGTCTTTGTATATTTCCTTATAATGTTTTCCTTGCATGATTCCGAGATCAATTTCATGTAAGATAATATTTTCCATCAAGGACAGGTTGTTGAGTTGCATTACCGTAGCTTCATCTCTCTTATTGATTCCAGCCATCTTGTTTGCTAATTTGGAATATGTCATGTAAAGCATTTCTGCATGACTGCTTCCCTGTACTTTGGCGTATTCAACAAGTTTCTGAATGGTATCAGTTTCTGCCTTTCTGGTAAGTTTCCCGGCTTTTCTGGTTTCAACCCAAACTTGAGTTGATTTCTCACGGATGAAATTCTCCATCTGATTAAAAGCTTTTATGTATTGCCATTTCCATTCATTCGCTTTCTTGCCAGTAAATCCCATTACTAAGAATGTAAATCCGTCCCGATTTATAAAATACATAGGACGTTCCTCACCTTTTGTATCTTTATACTTTCTTTCTTTGAAACAACGAACGCAATTTTGCGTTGAGTCATTTTTGATTATATTTTTAATGGCTCTAATCACATCTGCATGTCTTTTCCAAAATTTCTCAGCCACCTGTAAACTATCACAGACAGCTTCTTCATTACGAAGATAAACTAAATCGTCTATTGCTTTTCTCCTTTCTTATAAAGTTTCGGTTTTGTGTACTTGCGGAGAAAAAAAATAAACTCCAATTTCAGTTGCTGGTACATCCAGAAGAGTAGCTGCTTTGCTAATATCTTCCTGGCTTAAATATGTAGCATTTCTAAATACTTTGCTTACATAATTAGGGGTTCTATTGATCTTCTTCGCAAATTCTCCCTCTGTACCAATCTTTTCTCTAATTAGTCCACGTAATTTAGAATAATCATATGTTGGCGTAGTTTTCAACTCTTATCACTCCTCTCTGTTCCGCTTTTGTGAACTGTCTTTATTATAACACCTCTTTTGTAATTGTCAACACTCAAATTCACATTTTCGGAACTTTTTTTGTTTTTTCTATTGTATTTGTGAACTTTTCGTAGTATAATGTGAACTAGAAAGGAGGAAAGAAATAATGGATACTAAAGAGACACGCTACCAGGAACTCTTAGATTATTTTCATGTAGATCAAATGGATATGGTTAAGAAAACAGGACTTCCGAAATCTTCCATATCAATGTATGTGAACGGTAAGAGAAAGCCACGCCAAAATAAATTGACATTAATAGCCAATGCATACGGTGTTCAAGAAGCTTGGCTTATGGGCTATGATGTTCCAATGTTTAATGACGATAATCCGGCAGTTCAAAAAAAATTAGACACAGGAATTGTTTTGGGAGAACTCTTTAAAATTGATTTTGACGGTGTAGCGGAATTAATTCAGATATTTAGAGATATGACAGATAGTCAAAGAAAAGAATATTTGAAAATTGGTAAAGGAATGCTCAAGGGGAAGGAATAATCCTTCCCCCCTCCTTTTTTTATTTCAGACCTAGACCAATTAATATGCCATAAATAAAAGCTAGTATTTCTTGGTTATCAATCTTTTGTATCATCTCAATAATTTCTTTCTTATAATCCATTAAGGAACCTCCCACTAATACAAAGCCTTAAACATCTGCTCTCTGCCCCAATATGTATAAATCCTCCCTCTTCTGGCAGTTATTGTGGCAATATAGCCTTCCGCTATAAAGCGCTTCAATAGTGGTACGGAGAGTTGAGTTAGAAACGTTCCTAACATTCGTTTTACGCTCTCTAATCCAAAAGCATCCAGTATGAGACAGACATTTAAGCCCTTTTTCAAGAACGTGTCAATCAATACTGGATGGCGGTTAATATTATTATACCACATTTCCAGAAAAAAATCCAGTTTCATTTTAGCAAGAACATCTGTTCTCATTTATTAAATTATATCATGTTTTTATAACCATATACTGGGATAGAATTGTTTCCGCTTAAATCTTTCCTGGCAAACTGATTTATTCTGATTTTTCTATGAATTATAAGTTTTTTTGTGTAAATATTGTGATTTTTGCTTTTCCAAATCGTAATAATAATAGATAGAAATAAAGGGGCTGGATGCTTGTCAGCGAGGGATTTATAGCGCTCATGGCCAACCTGTTTTACCTCTGCTTTTGCAATTGCGATAGTTTTACCCCTCCCAAAGATAATACTATGCTCCGGGCAGAAGTAAACATATTGAATCAAGAGCACATGCACGAATATCAGTATAAACACAATTATGATTTTTTTATGTTTCTCCATGAATCCATCCCCTTTACACTATCATCTTAATGTATTACAATAACATTGTATCAAAAAATATACAATTACACAGGAAATGGCGAAATTAGCACCTCTGGTGGCGAATTTTACGTGAAAAGAGATGATTTGAATGCGAATTGCGATATGTGATGATAACGAACTACAGATTGGTATATTTATGCATCGGATTAATAATTTCCTTAAACGAAATGGTGATGTAAAAGCATTGATTACTCCATATGATAAAGGACAGCCGCTTATTGATGATGTGGCAGATGGAGAATGGTATGATATTGTGGTTTTGGATATCGTTTTGAAAGAAGAAAACGGAATTGAAGTCGCAAAGGAATTGAGATCAAATGGCTATAATGGAAATATTATTTTCTGGACAGCCCACAAAGAGTATGTTTTTGAAGCTCTTGATATACTCCCAGTTCATTATATTATAAAAGGCTCTGAAAATGGCAGAATGTATAGGGCTTTCAATCACGCTCTTAAGCATATCCATAAAAGCACTCTTATGATAAAAGGAAAAGACTTTATTCATCGGGTGGAATTTCAAAATATAGAATATATTGAGAGCCGAAACAAATACATCATTATCCACTGCACTTGCGGTATTGTTTATACGGAACGATGTAAACTGTCTGATATTGAAGAATTACTGGATTCCAGATTTTTAAGATGCCACCAAAGCTACATAATAAACATGGATGAGGTAAAAGAAATAAACGATTTGTTCCTTATGTTTTCTGGGAATACTGTGCCGATCAGAAGAAAAGACTTTGCGAAAATAAGAAACGAATTTGAAGAATATACAACATTTAAGTAGCTCCCGGGAAAGCCCCGGGAGTGTTATTATTTCAGTAATTCATTGACTTTTTTCTGCACTTCTGCGTAATTGTATCCAGCGGATTCCAGGCGGTCTCGTCTATCTTGTCCATTTCCCCATTCGCCATTGATTACCTCTTTTGCAACCTTGTCTACACTTTTCTTTGCTGTTACGGAATACACTGCTTTTCCGTTCCAATCAAAAACAGAGTAACCGGCTTTGCAAGCCTTCTTCGCATTTTCCAGTGACTTGTAAGCCCCGATCTGGCTCTTGGAATCCTTCCATGTCTTACGGACACGGTAATACTTGTCAACCTTTGCTGTCGGCTTTGTGGTTGATGTTACCACGGTTTCACTGGAAATAAGCTTCTTGAATCTATCCCAGTCACCTCTTTTACGGATAACGGAAGGGCAATTCTTAGCGCACACATCGTAATGTTGCACTACTCGGATTACCGGGATATTGTACTTTTTCATCAGTTGCTTGCACACATCAACGGTATTCTGGAATGCTTTTTCGTAGTTATATCCAGCATTCATGCACATTTCAATTCCAATAGAGTTGTGATTGTTTACAGTTCCAAAAAGCTTACCGCCGTAATTTACTCCAACGTGCCAAGCTCCACGATTATACGGCAAGGCTTGGTATGCTGACTTATCGTCAACGAATACGTGGGCTGAATAGCCATGAAAATTGCCATTATGCTGTGCGGTGGCGTGTGCCTTAGCGTCTGCTGTCTTGGCTGTATTATCCGTATTATGAATGACAATATACAGAGGTGTTTGTCCTGCGTAGCTGTTGTTGTTGCTAATTAATGAGGTATTGATATTCATGTATGGTCTCCTTTCATGTTTGGGTTAAAAAGTGCATAATAAAAAGCACCCCAAATGGGATGCTCTTTAGCATAAACTCTTTATACAATATATCTCTTATGATTAAATTTCACAGAATCGTGGCTGATTTTAGCATAAATCATTGTGGTATCAAGCTTTTCATGCCCTAATATTTCTTTTACTTCTGTAACGTTCATTCCTCTATTTAAGGCATCTGTCGCCATTGTGTGCCTAAGCAAGTGCGGAAACAAGCTTCTTTCGATTCCAGAACGCTTTTGAATAGCCTTTACTCTCGCATATATTGATCCTTTGTGCATTCCATTATAAGGCTTTCGAAATATCACAAATACAGAATCCGATATTGATTCTTTTGGGCGTTCCAATTCAAAGTATTTTTTTAACATATATTCCGCTTTTGCGTTCAGATAAGATGTTCGGTGCTTGCTTCCTTTTCCGAACAAATGAACCTCTTTTGAAGCGAAATCAATATCACTAATTTTTAAATTCACCATTTCAGATAAGCGGCATCCTGTACTGTAGAAAAGCTCAATCATCGCTTTATCTCTGTAATTTTCGCAAGCATCACGCACTATTTCAAGCTCCATGCTACTAAGTGGCTCTCTTGGCTTTTCCTCAAATTTAATTGGTTTAATGCTTGCGCATGGATTGTTTGGAATATACCCCTCTTTCCAACACCAATCCATAAAGGTGTTTATAACAAGCCGTTTTCCATCCAGTGTTCGATTGCTGAACCCTGTTCGTTTCTGAGTTTCGTACAGATAAATCCGTATATCATTTGTTGTAACCTGTTCGAATGGTCGGTTAATGTGTTCAAAAAAATCTGTGAGATAAAAATTGTAGGTTTTCATGGATTCTGGAGACATGCCCTCAATCTTTTTTGCCACCATGTAAACCCTGTAGCAATCTGGGACATTGCTTTGATACGGAACCACATGCGTTTCTCTCTGGCTGATATCGTAGTTAAACGTAAACACTTGCAATTCCTGTAATACTGTCCTAAGTGCTTCATCTGAAATCTTTCCATCCAACTTACTTACAAATTCGTTTGCAAAGTTTTCCATAAAAAATACCCTCCTTTTGGGTTCACAAAGGGAGAGTACTGTGCTATAATAATACTGTACCCTTTGTGGTGCTTGGAGCTGAGTTTTTTGATTGGTAGTCGGGAACTCAGCTCCCTTTTTGTTGTTCCGATTTTGATATGCTGATTATAGCATATTCATTTTATGTTTGGTAGTGTTTTGTTATTTTTTTCTTGTTTCTCCAATAAACTCTATAGTGATAAATTTCATGCATTTGATATTTCACTAGATACTGCAATAACAAGCAATTTAGGTTCTTTTAAATGTGGTATCGCTAAATATTCAAATGCAGTTTCTGATGCCCCGGAATATGGAAATGGATTTTTGATTTCTATATATAGATCTCAAAATAATATATGCCAGATTGCAATTCCAGAGAACTCAGGAAAAATTTACAGTCGTACAAGTGATATTTCAAACGGTATTTTTAAAAAATGGAATTAATTATTTTATAAAACAATTTGATTGTATTTAATTATTAGAAATCTTTGTCCATTCACTCCATGAACCATTGTTTGTTTTTGATGACACGTATATTCCTCCTTTGTATGTTGAACTTGCTATTGCAGTGTACCATTTGTTTGAGTTATTTGAAATCGCCAAATATAATATAGATCCGTATTCAGAAGGTTTATTATCCGTGTTTATATCATAATTACAGAAAGACATACCGTTAGGTAATGTTTCAGGCAATGCGTTTTTAGCGTATTTTGGAGAAAAAATAGACTCACTATTTAGTGCATTGATTGCCCCGATGATTGTCTTGTTATCGGTCTCCAATTTCGAGATCACAGCCGTTGCCATTTTATCAACGACATAATACCAAAACTTGCTCATTAGTCCACGTTTATTCGCTCTCGCAGTTGCGTCATACAACATTACTTCGTCATTATCCGCTAACGTATTTTTTGATGTGTATTCAGTCCATTTTGGCATGTTGTTGCCCTCCTTTAATTATTGGTTTTGATGTTTGATCTACTAAAAAAGAGGATGATTTCTCACCCTCTTTATACCGATTTGCTTAAAATTTTTTTGATTTCTGCAAGTTCTTCTTTAATGCTTTTTAATTCCGATTTTAATTCTTCATTTTCGGATTTGAGTTCATTGATTTTCTCGTGATTGAATTTTATCATGGCGAACATGGATGGGATCATGATTTTTTGATTCCAGTCTTCTGCCAGCCCGTTTCTGTGGTCTGTTGCTATTGGAAACCATTTTTCTACATCTTCTGCAATGAACATTGGCATATATGTGTCGTACCGTTCATCATCTTTTGCTATTAACTCATTCTTATATTTCGCCCAAACAGGATTAATATTGTAAAGGTTCTCTATATCATTCTCTGTTATCTTGTTTCCAAGAACTTTGTATCTTTTAGAAGAGGAAAGTGTACAAGCCACTGTCAATCCGTCTGATTTAAATACCAAGTGACCGCCAGATGAAACTTTGTCTAATGCCGGTAATTCAAACGATCTACTTGTAACGTGAAAATATTGTTCGATATTTAGTTCTGCACTATTATCGCCATTAAACGAATTTCCTGTTTTAAACCAAGAACCAACATTTTCTCCTATGATTCCTTCCCCAATGGTTGCACTGGAAAAGTTCGCATCTCCAGAAACAATTTTTTCTTTTGATATCTCAGTCCCAGTATGTCCAGTCGGTACAACGGCATAAATTTTACTGTTTTTTGCATCCAGTATAATTCCTCCATCTTTTGATTTTAGAATACCGTTGGTCTTATCAATTATCCAACTTCCAATTTCACCAGTATTAGACTTCAAATTTCCAGAAAATTCACCTTGGTTAAAATGAACCCCCGTATTGTCAATATATCCAACCTGTGTGCCGCTTGCATTCAGAATGGAAAGTAACCCATTTCCGTTATTTGAACCGCCAAGTTTCAATGTACCTCCATGTGCATAGGTGAATGAAAAATACAATTCTCCATTTTCCATGTACATGCCCTTTATTGCACCGTTGTTTGTAAGCATATTGAACACTTGTTCATTTGTGTAAGCATATTCAAGCTTTGGCATGTAAATATAGGTATCAAATTTTACGCTAGACCCAACTGATGATGTCAAGATTCTCAAACTGTTTAAACTATCATTTGGTAAGCTAGATAAAGTTGTTGTTACTTGCAGTCTTTTCCATTCAGTTGTAGTTTTAGCATTTAATATTGTTTTACTTCCAAGATACACATATACTTGTGTTGCAACACTAGTTTTTATCCAAAACGAAAAAGTATAATTTCCAGTAACTTTTATTGGCTTATAATTTTTCGTTCCAAATTGTGCTCCAGTTCCGTTTATTTTAATTGCATTTTTACCACCATTTACATCCTGAACTCCATACTCATATGTATATGCACTCTGTGTAGACCAATAATCTTTAACATTTTGCTCTGTTAGATAATAGCCTTTAATAATATTGTCCGATGTAATATCTTGGACTTGTTTTATAGCTTCTTCCTGTGCTATATCTGCAACGCTTTTATCTCCTAATGTAAACTGTGAAGCTGCTATTGTTACCGAACCAGTAGTTTTGTCAATGGCAAAAGTGGTCTTCCCATTACTATCAACAACCTTAATCCCTTTGGCTTGCACGTATTCTCCATTTACATAGACATTTCCATTTTCATCTAAGTAAATCCCCTGTGCCTTGCCGCCATTTGTGAGTTTGTTGAAAATATCGGCTTGTGTCTGTCCAGAAACTGCGGTGCTGGCAGAAGAATCTGCAATTTCCTTTACTGTTTTGCCTTGTAAGGAAAAAGTTTTTGGAGATAGGATGACGTTTCCTTTGCTGTCGATTTCTAAGGTTACGTTCTTGTCATCATTAATGACTTTTAGCCCACGACCATTAATTCTCTCACCGGCAAGCAATCCAGCCAGAATATATTTTGCATTGATATATACTTTTCCGTCCTCGATGTAGATTCCCTGTTCTGTCCCGCCTTTTGTGAGTTTATTGAACACTTCATCCTGTCCAAGACTGGTATCGTAATTATCAATTGCATTTTTGATATCGTCTTTGTCTGCGTACTTGAAGTCAATCCAATCGGATGCAGTAAAGTCACCATTAATACGATTTACAAAAGAAGTTTTGAGAGAAGCCTTTCCTTCACTATTGGTCGTTACCCACAAGTCACCTTCGTAATATGGTGGTGTTGGCTGAATCATGTAAACAGATGATTTACCGTCTATCTTGTCCAACAATTCATTTGGTATGGACTGTGGTTGCCAGATGCCAGATTTGTATATCCACTGGGTGTTATCCGTGGTATTATGCCAAAGATCGCCTTCATGCTCTGCCTTCTCAGATTCCCATACCAAAACAATTTCATTCCCGGATTCATCCAGAATCTTGTTTCCGTCAATATCACACCATGGATATTCCTCTGTTTTTGTCCATTTTACAGATGGATCGTTTGGCTGATACCAAGTCTCAATCTTTCCATCAATCTGTGTTTTTAAAGAATTAAGAGAATCTTTAAAAACACCATTGATAAATAAATCTAACGAACTATCATCTGTGTATTTTGAAGCTTTTTCCCAATCGGAAGAATCATAAGAACCGCTTGCTCTGGCAACTTTACATCTCATCAAATCACCATTAGAGCCTTGTGTCCATAAGTCCCCAATATCGTAAGGCGGTTCTGGCTGAACTACGAATACTCTACGCTTATGATCTGCTGTGTCCTGTGCTTTTTCTGCGGCGGCAAGTGCTAACGTTATATCGGTATCTTGTACCAATTGCCATTTCCAAGTTGCCCCATCTTGCATAAAACGGTACGCATATCCCTTGGATTTCCAGTAAAATAAGTCACCCTCATGTTTCTTTCGTTCTTCGTTTGTAGTCCATCCAGAAGCCGGGATATTCTGTAAGGTTGGTTCATAGTCATAAAAAAAAGTCTCAATCTGTCCATCGATTTGAGACTGTAAATTATTAATATCAGTTGTGTATGTATTGCTTATAAAATTATTTACTTCTGTTTCTGCTTTTTCCTTTGCAATTGCATTAACATCTTTTCCCTTGATTTGTACTGAGTCTGCATTAATAACAACCCTTCCTGTTGTTACATCAACCAGGAAAGTTGTATTTCCGTCTTTGTCAATTGCCTTAATAGTTCCTGTGTTAATCCAGTCAGCATTAACACCTGTAGCAGTAAGGATTCTGGCAATCACATCACCATCTACTGTCATGCCACCATTCCAATGTTGTCCACCATCTGTAGATACAGCCCACGCTTCCGCAGTCATTTTCCATATAATGTCAGAATCGGATAACTGCGGCTTATTATGAAGATAATAGATGTTGCTTCTGTCCGGCTGTGTTTCTACTGTCGTGTATGTTCCAGAAGATTCAGCAAGGCGCTGTGATAATTCTTCCAGTGCTTTTTCCCTGGCGGTACGTTCATCTCTTAAATTCTTATTATTTTCTGCCTGTATTTGTTGATTAAGACTATATTGTTTCTGCTTATTCCTGGATGCACTCTTAGCACTGCATTCAAGTTGCTCAAATGCGCCTGGATTCAAAGTAACAGAAGTTAGGAAGCTCTTGTACTGTTTTCCGTTTCTATCGGAAATCGCAATGGTGTCACCAGCTTCCCATGCAATATTTGTTAAAGCACCAGTAGAAAACGGTCTGAATTTCATTCCAACACATCTGTCTGAAATAATCTTGCAGATTGCTTCTCCTGTTCCCTCTTGAATTAGCTTATTATCACTTATTTCGATAACGTAGCCAGATTTCCCCGACTGATATGTTTTCGCTTCATTTTGAGAAGAATTTTCAACGTATTCTGTAACCTTTACACCTGTTATTTCAAGATCATACAGCCATGGAGTAAATCCGTTTGTTTGAATTGCTGTAATCCCAGTCTGCATGATAGTAATGATTTGTTCACCAGTGGTATCTAATATGTCGTTACCTTCTACATCTTTCCATGGAGTTTCCACCAAATCATAAAAATTATCCGGGACTTCACGTTCATACCATCCAAAGCATAAGCGACCATATTCGTCACTTTTCGCCCACTGACAGCCCATCTGTGCTACCCATGCAATTACCTGTCTGAAAGTAATGCTACTATCGTCTGGTCGATTCTGAATCACAAAATCATCATTATCAAACCTTGTAGATTGAAGTGTTACTCCGCACACATTGCAAGCATCCTGGATGATTTGTAATCTTGTTGCCGGATAAGTCAGTTTACTTTCTGAATAATCGCGATCAAATAATCGCATGGAATCTTCGCAAGTTAGACTGATAATTGCTGTGTTCTGATATGGTGCATCTGTTACTGTCATGGTGCAGATACGGATTCTTTCAATACCAGTAGATAATTCAAGCCCAATATGGCAAACGACTCTCGCTCCGTCCCAGATGTAATCTGTGTACTTGCCAGAAAAGTTGTTGATTTGCAATGTCAGCTTATTTACGATAGCTGCGCCGATATCAAAAGAACCACTTTGCGATACTGCATCCTCAAATTTGAAGCCATTAGACCATAAGTCTTTGTCGGTAATGGATAATGTGCTTCCGTCCGTAAAGGTAAAATCTGCATATTTCAGATAGTTACGGTTCCCACTATTCTGTTGTTCTTTAAATTCCGTTGATAAATTTCGCATATCTTACCTCTCGATAAAATCAAAACTAAGTCCTTCCATGCGCTCATTGCCTATCCACCAACACTTAAAAGGGGATTCCCTGTCGCCAACATAAAATGTTCTGGTTTCGTGCTTATTTGCAGATAGCAAGTCTGGATATGTGACCTGTATGTACTCTGGATTTACTGCCTGTATAATTTTGCAAGCAGTGTCCCAATCTGGGCCATTCCAACCTACAGACAGCTTTCGCTTCTGTCCAACTCTGTTTTTGTGCATGGTCGTATCATCTGTTCTGCCGGATTCTGATGCCGATATATCCTGTAATCCCCATGTAAAAGAAGAAGGACAGGGCAATGCTACCCCATCCACTTTAAGAAATACTTCTGCCATATATTCACCTACTTTAGCACTCTGATTTCAAATTAGAGTGCTCTCAAGCAATCATTTTAGTTGCTTCACTTTGAACAAATTCTTTAATTTGCTGATATCCCCATCCGCAATTAATAAGGCTGCTTACAAGCATTTCCATATTTTGTACTTTTGCTAAGTCATCACCTGTGAAGAAATCTCTAAGATTTTCTTTTGCTTTTACCCCATAATCACTTTCAAGCTCTTTGGCTGTTTTTCCGAATAAATTACGATAAATTAAATTTGTGTAATTTGGATAAGCAAATCTTTTATTTTGGCTTTCCGTTATTTTCATCTTAATTGTATCTGTTAGGATATGTCGAATAACAACACCCTTGTCACGCTCGATTTGCCATTGCTGACGTTCTGTATGAATTCTTTTTAATTCAGATTCCATTTTATTAAAAGCGTCAATGTATTTAAGTTTCCACTGTAATGCTTTTTCACCATTAAATCCCATGGCTAACAAGGAAAATCCATCTCTTGTTATAAGGTATTCGGTATACTCACGATTGTTTTCTCCGATATAAGAAGTTTTTATAAAATAATCAGAAAGGGGGATATCTCCCCTTTGAGAAATCTGTGTTACAAGACCTAAATGTTTGGTTTTACCCTCTGCGTCAACTTGTCCTTCAATTGCCCTTATTACTTCCTTGTGCTCTTTTTCGAAAGATTCTGCGATTTTTCTTGACGTAGTAAGTAACTTTTCTTCGTATCTTTTTCCAACGATTTCTACCAGCATAAATTCATATCTCCTTTATGATTTATTTTTTGGCAACAAAAAAGCGCCTACCCCGAAAGGTAAACGCTTTAAAAATTGCTTATTATGATTTTATAGTATAACATACGGTGAAAGTATCATTCAGTATACTTTGGTATCATTTCACTGTTTTTAAAACTTCCTCTAAGTACAGATATTCGAGCAACTTATATGTTCTTTTGAGATCATAATAATCATCTACTTTTTCCAAAAGTTTCTTGATTTCTTCTTTATAGTCAATCATTCTACAATTCCTCCCAACGCTCTAATCAACTTCTGTTTGCGGTTATACTTCAAAATCTCGGAAATCTGCCCCATCATATCATCCATTGTCATGTTGCTCTTCATGCTGTTGCAACGCTTACACGCAAGTTGCAGATTCTTAATATCATTGGTACCGCCCCTGGACAACGGAGTAATGTGGTCGATTGTCATTTTCTTGAATTTGACAGGCTTACCGCATATCGCACATTTTCCGTTGCACTTGGCGTACACGCTCTTTTTCTGAAAGTCATTGAACTGGATTCTATTTGCCATAATATCACGCTTCCCCGATTAACTGTTTGGTAAAGAGATACATTCCCTTTAATTTTGACAGCTCTTTCAAATTGATAAGATTTTCAATGATTCTCTGTCTGTACATATACTCATCCAGAAGCACTAAGCACTCGTTGTTATCTGCGTTCAGTTCGTCGATTGTTTTCTGTAATTCAGCCTTTGTCATTTTATTTTCCTCCTGTGTATCCCTGTAAAAATCTAATTATGCGATTTCTACTCTGTATGCAATCATCATTTCTTTAATCACGCTAACGTAAATATCTTTCAGCCGCTTATTCTGCATAATCACGGACAGTTTGTTGATCTGGTTGGTCTGTGCCTTGGTGCATCCTCTTTCCTCGGCTCTGGAAATCGCATTTCTAAGTTGCTGATCCAATCGGCAACCAGCTCTATCTGATAATCTGCGGTAGCTTTCGTTTCTGGCGGCGGCATATTTATTTCCGAATGAGTAAGAGAAATCGTCACTCTCGGCAATCTTTGAAATACATCTGTTTACCCACTTCTCTGTGCCAACATCGGAATCTGTTCCCTTAAAGGTATCAATGATGGTTTTCATGTTCTTCTCTTGTTGGTCGGCACGTTCCGCAAGTTTCTTCTGTTCCAGTTCAGTCTTGGCTACCTGTTGAAAAATCTGATTAAACATTTGCAGTTCCGGGGACAATTGATTAATGTTGATTGCTGTCTGCTTGTATTTCTCTTCCACTTGGATGAAATACTTGCGAACCTGTTTTCCTTTGTCGTTGCGTTCAAGCATTGCCATTTCTTTGGCAGTGTCAAGTTTGATGAGGTATTCAATCGTGTGTTTACTGCCTGTTACCTGCTCCTCAATTTTGGGGAGCAGGTCAAAATCTTCTTTTTCCTCGGCATCACACTCTGATAATCTTCTCTTTACCCATGTGGAAAAATCTGTCTTGACTGCTAAACTTTTATGCAAGTCTTTTCCGTACACAACTTTAATTCCTTTTTCGGTTTCATACACAGGAACTAATTCATTTTCAATAATCTTCAAATCTGCCATAAAAAATCTCCTTTCGGTGTTTACAATTACACCGAAGGGAGATATAATAACAATATCAACCACTTCGGTGTGTTGAGTGCTTAAAGGGTTCCGACTTTTCCAGGGTGCGGGAATCCTTTTTTATTTGTTTGCTTTTAACATATTCTTGATTTCGATAATTTCCTGTAAGATTTTATCCTCTTTGTCTGCACGAATATCTCCATCAATTAATCTGCGAATATAATCGTTTTTACTCACCCCCATTTCTTTTGCTTTCTCACCGACAAAATCAAGCTGTTCTTTTGTCAGTCTTAACGTAAATGTTTTAATACTCATTAGTAGCATTTCTCCTTTCTTGAAGTCATATTGACTTCTTATTTATAATATACCATGAAGTCATTTAGAAGTCAATAACATTTTCTATTTTTTTAGAAAACATATCAATCAAGGTTCTCGTCATTATGGCGAACACCTTTTCGCTAAAATTTTAGCAGAATTGGCTTCCACAAAATAATGGAGCCGAAATTTCGGAGGCTTATTCACTGTCGAATTTTCGACAGTGTGCGTCTCGTCTTTTAGGAAGAGTCGCAGTTAGCCGAAGTAAAATTGACTTTGGTGATTGAAGCATCCACTTTTCCGCATGAATGCGGAGTCACTAGCCATTGTGGCGAACCTAGGACAAATTGTCCGAAATGCTAACCGTCATCAAATTGATGATAGTTCAAAATATCAATCATAGAAATAGGGTGCATCAAATTAGAAGCACCCCTATTAAAAATAAAAGGTGTCGAAATTTCTACGCCTTTTCGCCATGTATGGCTAAAACCCATATAAGCTGCTCAAATTTGTGCACCTTGTATGAATAAACAGTTTGCCATAGTAACGAAAGGTCAATTTGTCCGTTCGCTTCTCATGGCGAAAAACAGCTCCATAAATTTGTGGAACAGCTATTAACCATCTTGCAATTCACGACAGTTTTTTACTGACGATTCGTCATTTTGATGAATCGTTATTTTTTTCAAATTTCCTATTCCACTATTCATTTTGGAGTGGTAAAATATGTATATCATACTAAAGAGGGGGATTTTACATGAAAAGAAAATTTGTTATGGTTTTGGCTTTAACATCCATTTTTTCAAGTGTTACGCCTGTGTTCGCTAAAACAGATAAAGAAATTCTTTTTAGGGATATTCCATGGGGAACTTCTTTCTCAGATACAAAGGATTTGTTTCCAGATCAGTGCCTTTATGGCATGCAATTAGATGGGATAAATGCAATGAGTACAAAAGAAATATTAACTGGCATGTCTGACGATTCCAATGTTTATGATGGTAAAATTTGCCTTTATGCTCAGCCATTAGATATTGCAGATGTAGATGTAGCTGGATATTCTACTCCTTACTTGAATTTTTACTATTCTTATAGCATTAATGAAAATAAAATAGATTTTGATGATAGTAACACTTTGTTATATGGTGCACAATATGAATTTGAACCGCAAGATATAGACTCTATGTATTCTGATTTACTTGAAAAACTTTCATCTGTCTATGGTAATCCTGATAAAACAGAGAGCGATACTACTCAATGGGGAATAAAAAATATTTATACATGGTGGTATGGTGCTAACAATACTTCTTTAGTTCTTCGGGCATCTGATTTATCAGATTATGATGATGATTTAGAAAATAACAAAATATATATTTCTTATGCCTGGCAAAAAGGAGATGAATTATTAAAAACTGCCGATGATACAATCAGTCAATCGAATAGTGATACCGAAGCAAGTGTATACGGAAATGGTTCCACCAACGGATTATAAAAGGCTAGGGATTTCTCCCTAGCCTAATTCCTATTTACCATTCTGGCGCTGGCATATCACGAACATCATATGACATATTCACGTATACTTCATAACGATCTGGAATTATTGTATTATAATTTAAATCAGTTGGAAAATATGATTGTAAGTAATCAACACTTCCTTTTCTTTGAACATTAGCAAACAAACCATCGTCACATCCAATTATTCTATTATTTTTATAGTATACAACTGCCATATGGGTTCCACGATTGTTTTTTCCGTTATTCTTAACTGTTAAAACAACACCCTCTGTTCCTAAATTTGATGTATACGTAATATTCTTTGCATTAAAATCAAAATATGATACATTTTCTGTTTTTAAATTAATTTTTACAGAATCCCATTGACTTCCATAATTTGTCATTAATGTAGCATACTTCATCCCTGGCTCAATTACACACGTATCATACTGATTACTTACTGAAACTATTTGTCCATTCAAGCAAAAAGCACAACTAATATCAACAGAAACCGCATAATTGTAATTATTTTTAAGAATTATAACTTCTCCCCTTGGCGTTGCTTCTGCGTGATACGTTACATTGTTTTTGGAGGCATTCGTATTTCCGCTAAATCCACCATTAGAAGCCTTTTTCACAGTAACCTTACAGGTGAATTTCTTTCCAAGAATGGTTGCTGTAATATTGGCTGTTCCTGCCTTTTTCGCAGTAATTTTTCCATTTTTTACGGTCGCAACGCTTTTCTTTGAGGATTTCCATTTTACAGTCTGCTTAGTTCCTTTTACTTTTATGGTACTTGTCTTTCCAACTTTTAAAGTAAGGCTTTTCTTGCTAAGTTTTGGAGATTCCACAGTTACTTTGCAGGTATACTTCTTTTTACCTACTTTTGCAGTGATTGTAGCAGAACCCGATTTCTTGGCTGTTACTTTTCCAGAACCACTTACCGTTGCCACAGATTTCTTGCTGGAAGTCCATTTTGTCTTTCCTTTTGTTCCAGACAATTTCAGTTTCAAGGTTTGTCCAGTAAGTAACGTTGCCTTATTCTTACTAATCTTCCCTGCCGCAGATACTGGAACTGCCATACAGACAATCAATAACATGACTGCCAGAACCGATAGTAACTTTTTCGCTTTCTTCATACATACGTACCTCCCAATAATTGATACCCATATTGTACCACCTTTGGACGTATTCTGGAAGCCCTATTTCGCTTTTCTATCAATTTCCGCAGTCACAGCAAACAAAAGAGCTTCGGCAAATTTTGCGCCAACCGAATCAGCGTATTTATCGTGAATCTGCTTTGCTTCCATGGTGAGATTTTCCCACTTGGGAATATCGTCCTTTGAGATAAAGGCATACTTCTTGTGGAGGTTCCATATTTCCTGCCAGATGGAAAAGTAAGTCTGTTTAAAGTCCATCAATACCACTTCTCCTTTAGCTGATTAATTGGTGTGCCGGCAACTCCGGCACTTTCTCCGCTATCTGTTGCCTTAAAGTATGCACCTGTAATCTGAGGGTACATAAATTCAAACATTAAATAGTTAGCTGCATCGCAAAGATATTCTGTGTTTCCTGTCTCACGATACTTTTTGATACACATATCGTGGGATTCCAAGGCGTTTACTAATTTCTCCCCGAAGTTATCCTTTGCTGTGCCATATTTGTAAAAGCTTACCTCAACCCTATTCTGTCGTAATTCATCGAAACGGTCTGAATATTCTGTTGGAAGTTCTGTTCCTATTTGGCTCATATGCTTTAATTCTCCACAATTAGTTGATTTCTTTGTTCAAATTTCAATTTTATTGGCTTGCGCCTATATTTTATCTGGTGAGATGTTTTTGAAACTGATTTGGTTATTTTATCATGTCAATTAATTGCCCTCATATGTCTCATAATCAATCGTTCCCAGATCACCATACACATCTGGATAATAAATTCCAACCCAGAAGTTATCTTCCATTACTTTGTAGTAAGTTACATTTACATTCCATCTCTGTACCTCGTCAACAATTTCTTTGTTTAGAAGTCCGAATTGATCTCGGCAAGCTTCACTTTCCAGTTTGTAAGTCAATGCTTTGTATTTCTCTGCATTTGCCTGTCTGGTGGCGGTAACCGTAGTCTGGCTTATTGCTAAAAGCAATCCAGCGATCAAAAGATATACCGCACCGATAAAAGCCACTGCTACGCCCAAAACAAGCACGGTTGCGCTCACATTCGAATACTCATATTCGTAGCTTAAAGATTCTCCTATTCTATTTGCAATCAGAATAACAACGCCGACTGCAAAAATGATTATTGATAGCCAAAATATCATAGTGTGTCCTCCCTGTCCTCAATTTTCATTAACAAATTTTTCCGTATGTAGCCAGACATGAAATGCGAATAATGGTGATCCGTGTACTCACTAAATGAAGTGCCAAAGTATTCATCAATCACTTTCATATATGTTTCAATCTCAACATTCTGGAAGTAATCTGGATTTGGCCCGAATCCAAACTTGTCCAGGATATTATCCAAAGCGTCTTGATTGATTTTTGTGTGTGGTTTTCTGGTTCGTTCTTCGTACCTCTTGAAGAAATACTTCGATACTACCAGGAAGCGGTTGGTTGTATATGGGCTTGTCGTATATCCCAATTCTTCAAGCCGTACTGAAACCTGGTTCTTGAATGCAGACCAGTTAAAAGATTTACGGTCTATTGGAATATACTGGATGTTATCCTCAGTCAACATATTTTTGATATGTTGAGAATTGAACCACTCGTTAGAGTGGTATGCATTTTTCTTTTCTTCTTTTAACTCCGTAGGAGATGTAGTATCTGGTATAGTAGTTTCTGAATGATAATCTTTGAAAGTATTCTCTGGTAATGCTTCCCCCGAACTGTCTTTGTGCATTTCGTCATTTTGTCTATGCCTTTCGTCATTCTGTCCAGATGCACATTGGCTATTTGTCTTTGGGTTCTCCTTTACTATACCATTTAATATATTTTCAAGAACATCTTCATTGATGGAATACCATTTTGTACGGTCTCTTTGGTCTTTATTATAATTTCCAGTGATAACAATTCCGGAAGAAATTAAACTTTTAAAAGCTCTTTCTATAGTTTTTGTAGACCACCATGGGAAATTATTCTTTTGCCATTCTTCCATCGTGTTAAAAGTCCAATATCTTCCATCATAATAATTTCTTTGCAATTTTTCATTTATTTCAAGCCAGTAATAAATTTGGCGTAAAACAATGGCTTCATTTAGCCCTAATTTTACTGCTAAATCTGGTTTGATGATAACGCTTTCTTTGCTGGATAAAAAAAGATCTGATAATTTACCTTTCATATTAGATAACCTCCTTGTTGGTCGTAGGCACTCTCCGTATTGTGCCAGAATCCTTGATTTATAAAAACAGTGGACAGGTGCATCAAGGTTTACACTTTTCGGGAGCTACCCTAGCCCACTGGTTTTACCGAAATTATTTGTTTCTGCTCTTATTCATCATGTCACGCATGGTGCCGAGAATGAACTCGTATGTTGCCTGGTAACCTTTGTGGCGTCCATTTGCCATTGCGCCTTTTAATTCTTCAAGCATTTCCACAAAAGAACCGATGTCTTGAGATTCTACATTGCAATCAATCAAAAGGTAATTTGTATTATTGATATCAGCAATTCTATTTATATACTCTTTGATTCCTCGTTTTTCCATCAGCCCAGGCGCAACCCTGTTTCTATGGTCAACATATACGAAACGCTGATATTTTGAAAATGGGCTTTTTATAGCACAAATATAATTTTCCATCTTTTTCCTCCCTTAAAATAAAAAGAGCCGCCAAGTAAGATAAAAATTTCTCAAAATCGAGAAATGTTAATTTCTTCTTAGCGGCTCAAAAATCAAGACCGTGTGTACTTCTTCATTGAGAAAATTATACCACACAATCAGCCAAAAATCAATATGCCGGGGATGGTTTGAAACGGCTATCCGTATCATTTTGGGCTTTTGTTACTGCTTTCGCAATTTCACTTCCGTCCAGGATAATGCTGTTCATAATGTACTGCGGATTCTTGTTTCCGCTGTTCATACTCATTGCCATTGCAACTCCCTGGGCTACTGCTTTTGCCATTTCTTCTTTTGTAAGTCCCATGCTTCCGTCCGAACTGGAAACAATGCTGTCTGCAATCTTCTTCATGGTTCGTGGGTTTTCCAACGGAAGAACAGCTTCGGAACCGGCTTCACCGATGCCGATTACCTGTGCACCATTGAAAAGACCACCTTTCGCGTACCAATCAACACTAGAGTTCCATCTCCATTTGTGGGTATTACCCTCTTGCCAGTTAGTATAATTCATTTGCAAATGTGGCGTTTTTATATGAACAGATTCTATTCCACGTTTAAAATCATTCATCGCATTTAGCCCAACAGAATAGAGTCCCGAAAAATTTCCATTAATAGTTTTTCTGATTGAAGAAAAAACTCTTGCAACAGACGACATATTATTTTCGGCATAAGTAAGCATTTTGCCAGTTTCCGTGTCAACTTTTCCAGAAGCCTTTTCCCAAATCTGGTTTGTATTGATAAGGACAGAAGACCAATAACTTTGGATGGTTGTCATAACCTTGCCCATTACATCTTTTGTATCGGTGTCCATTGTTCCGAGGGCTGTCGATACTGCATTTGCAGAATTTTCCCAATTTGTTTTAGAGTTGGTTTCAACATCATCATTCGTGTTCTTTATCTTCGACCAAATGGAAGGCATTGTGCTTTCTGTGCTTCTTTTCATACCAGCCATTGCCGTGCTTACGGCGGTATTGGCGAGACCAAAGCCAGTTTTTGTCTTGGATGATACGGATTCGGATGCTGTTGCAACTGATTTGCTCATTGTTGATGAAGCTTTCGGAACATCTTCTGAAAAAGCTTTTATAACTTTTCTTGTGTCAATTCCCATCTCTGCCATTTTATCCATCAATGCTTGGAATGCGGCTCTAGCTGTTGCACCAGATGATTCTTGCTGTTGAAGGACAGTACTTAATTCATCAAACTGCGTTGGAGTGATTATTGCTTGATTTGAAAGTCTTTCCAGTGCAGATTTTGCATTGTCAAATTCTGTCCCCATCGTACCGATATATTCATTAATATTGCTTACATGAGAATTTGTAGAGGTATCAGATTCCTCCATTGCTTGTTTTAATGCTTGCTTAAATGTATCAGAAGAAATTCCAAGATTTTCAAGTGATGTTTCTACGGTTTGGAGCTGTCCATCAAAATCAAATGCATTGTCTTTCACATTTTTTAAATCACCGCCAAGTCCGATAAGTTTATCACCAGAGATTCCAGTTTGGTCTTCGATGATTTTCAATGCTTTTCTAACAACTTCAAAATCGTTGAATGCGTCAGCTGTGGAATCTTTAAAGTCCATAGCTTTTTTTACCTGTCCAAGACCTTCCACGACAAATGCAGTCGCACCCAAATTAGTTGCGTATCCCCAAAATCCTTGGAATTGTCCACCAGCTGTTTGTGCGACATCACCGAGATTTTTTATCTTTTCTGCAAGTGTAGTAAACCCGCCATTTCCTGCTGCTTCTGCTTCATCTCCTAAATCTTTTATTGCTTCTTTTGCTCCACTTGTTCCATCTCCTAAAACAGTTGCAAGTTTATCTGCAATTAGTTCTGCATTTTTCTTTTCAGCTATTTTTCCTGCAATATGTCCCACAAGTGAACCAACAAGAGTTCCAATCCCTGTAATATTTGCTATTTTTACTGCAATAAACGCTTTTGTAAGCCATTCTGCAATATGTCCGGCTATCGGGTGTTTTTCCTCTAATCCATCAAACAATCCGTTTAATGCGCTGGTAAGACCAGTCAATAACAAATCAGCCGCAGTACTAAGTATTTCACCCCATGGTAATTCGCCAAGGAATGTTCCAACACCTTGTCCAAATTCATAGAAAGTGTCTTTTGTAAGCGTATTTTTCAACGCCGTACACAGGTGAGATATGAAATCTCCAAGTGCTTGTCCGTTCTCTTTCCAATTTGTGTCTTTGATGAATTTAGCGATTCCATCTCTCATCTTGGTTGCGAGATCATCCCAATTAAATGTTTCTGTAAATGATTTTAAGCTTTCGAACGCTCCATTCAGTAATCCAGAAAGTGCATCTGCAATTGTGTTCATGTCTATCTTTTTGATTGCACCATTTAAGGCTTTTCCAATAGCAGTGCCAAGCTCACCCCATCCAGTAATTCCAGCACCATCTTTTTTAGACATATCCTTTACAAAGCCAGAAAGCATTTTCCAAGATGCCATAAAACTGTTTCCTATTAAGTTTCCAAGGCCTGTCCAGTCAATTTCCTTTATAGCACCTTTTAAAAGTTGAGACAGTTTTGCCCCTATTCCAGAAAAATCTATTCCTCCATCTCCAAGCAACAGGTTTAGAGTATTTACAGCCGTGTTAATTCCAGTTCCAAGCAATCTTCCAATTAAGTCAAAATCTATGCCGCTAACCATGGAATTGAATGCCGTGGTAAATGCATTTACAAATTCGGTTATTTTCGGGCCAACATTATTCCAATTAATAACTTCGTATATTTTTTGCATTCCGACATTTATCATATCTGCAATAGTAAAGCCTAGTCCCTTCCAGTCTTTATTGATAAATGCTTTTCTGATTTTAGCAGCCCATTTATTGATTGGTGTTTCGTCAACAGTCAAAACTTCATCCAGTGAATCTTGTATTCCAGAAAAACTATCTGCCAAATCTCCAAGCCCAGAACCAAGACTTTTAGATGCAGTTCCAGAATTATCAGAATTATCGGCAAGCTGATTTAATTGGTCAAATGGCAATACAGAAAGTGCCTTTTTTAATTTCTTGGCAGATGATGTAGCGTCATCAAGCCCGGAGGAAGCATCGTCGCCAGCTGTTTCTATACCGCCTAAATTAGATACGATATCACTAACTCCACTCTGTGAGCCTTTCAGTTTCTTCCCCATCAATACATACATGAAGTTACGGAACACATTCGCAGCTTGCATAAGTTTTGACATAAGTGCATTAAGAGCTTGAATAGCAGGAAGAATACCAGCAATCAAACCTTGCCCGATCACTGCGGAAAGTGACTGGAAATTCAGAGTGAGTAAACGAACCTGGTTCGCCCAGGTGCCGCTTGTCCTAGCGAAATCCCCTTGCACATCGCCTGTAGCTGACATTAAATAGTTATATCGAAGAGCAACTTTTTCAGCTTGGGACATTGCATTATAAGATGTTGTAATTCCCCTTGAAAGAGCATAAGCCTCCATATTTGCAACGGATAAATTAATACCCAATTGTCTTAAAGGCTCAATTTCCCCGGAAATTCCAGAGCGTATTTTCTGAAAAGCAGTATCTGTATCAATGTTGTAAAATGATGCAATATCCCCGGCTAATCCAGCAAGAGAAATTGACATTTTAGAAGCTGCATCTTGCGCAACACCAGATGATTTCATCATTGCCATCATGGTTCCAGAATATTGCTTTGCTGCCAATTCGGATAATCCAAATTGTTCTTTAGCCGTAGAAGCAAATTTGTAGGCTTCATCTGCCATGCTTCCAAAGGAAACATCTACAACATTTTCGATTTCTGTAATAGCAGAGCCAAAACCAATTGCACTTTTTCCTAAATTTGCCAGACCACGAATAGCCTTAAAACCGATAGCAGTTTTAAGCAAATTTCCGAGATTAAAAGAAGCGGTTTTAATTCCAGAACTACTATTCCCGAGACGTTGAAACCATCCAATAATGCCTTTTACCCCGGTTCCAATTATAGAAGAAGTTTTACTAACAATATTACCAAGGTTAGATGTTGCAGATGATAATTTAGAAAACGCACTGGATATAGAATTTGTAGCAGAATTTACCTTTCCTCCAGCATTAGCCAACTTTGCTAGTGCTTCCGTCATGCGGATTGTGTCATCACTGATTTTAGGTGCAGTTTTCATCACATCAAAGAAAGATAATACTTCCTTTGCTAGTGCTCCAAGTTGGCTTGATGTTTGTCCGATTTTATTCCCAGAACTTGCCAATTGTGCAATAGACTGAACTAACCTATTCACAGGTTCAGATATATCGCCAACGCTCGTAAAACTCTCTGCGATTGATTTAAGGTTGCTTCCAAGCCCAGGTAATTCAGCCGATACATTTGCAATATATTCACCAGAATTGGCTAATCTAGCCATTGAATTAACAAAACGATTAACACCGGAAGATACATCTGGAATCTCTGTCAAATTGCTTAATTGACGGATTATTTCTCCAAGTTTTCCAGAATCAAATCCACTAACATCAACCTGGCTAAGCCTGTTGATTGAGTTGATAACTGCATTCAGACCAGAACCTTTATAATCTACTCCACCCATTGTCTTTATGGAATTTGAGAATTTTCCAATTCCATCAGCAATGCTTGTCATTTTCCCGACATCAAGTTCTTTTAGTTTTCCAAGTTCCCTTACACAACTACGTAATCCGTTTGTATTAACTCCGCGTAATGCGGAATTAACTTCTGTGAGTTTATTTGAAAGATTAGTCAGCGCACGTACTGCTTTTTCTGTACTACTGCTAATTTTTATATCAAGGGTATCAATGGTATTGTCAGCCATTTTTATCTCCCTCCTTTTTTACAAAAAAATAAAGGGCAGACAAGACTTATTCATCCTGCCTGCCCTTTTCATGGTTAAGTTCAAAGTTTGCCTGCATGAGTTGCAAGCTTGCCAAAAGTGCGTTTCTCTGTTTTTTCTTTTCTTCTTCGGAAAGTATGCCTTCCTGTTTACGCTTTTCTTCCTCTGCTGATTCCAGTAAAGGTTTTTTCAAATACTCTGCTTTAGATTTTTTCCCCATTAAAGCATTCGCAACAGCCGTGAATGTGGCTGATGTTTCATAAATGCCAGCTTGCCATAATTCGGCATCTTTCCTCTTTTGGCGTATCTTTTCAGCTTCGAGATAAGGTTTTAATTCAGCTGGCGTAGAATCCATAAATTCTTCTTTGGATACACCGATAGAGAGGTATAACGGAAGAATCTCTTGGTAAACAGCTTCTCGAAAAGTTAATTTTTCTTTTTGTGATCCTGTGGGAGCTTCGTTGCATTCTTCTCCACTGCCTGCGCTTCTGCTACTGCATTCAGCAGACCGGATAAAAAACCATTTTTCTCCAATTCTTTGTCAAGAAGTTGGTATAAATCAAATCCGCTTTTGGGATTTTCCTCAGTTCCTTCATCTTCGTAATCATCCAAAAGGTCACAGACTTTATTAAGAACAACTTCTTTTTCAGAATCACTTTCATACCCAAACTCTTCCTTGTGCTTCTTTTGAAGTCCGGCAAGAAGCAGTTCCGGGAGAAGAGAAATCATTTTCTGAAGGCTTCTCTCTTTTCCATCTGTAATCCCCTGTACCTTGTCCAGCACATCTGTTTTTGTAAGAAGTCCGTATCCAAATACAACCTTATATTCTTTTCCATGTACATTAAAAGTTACCATTTTATAATCCTCCCAATATGTTTTTAGCTAAGTGCCATTGCGCCTGTGGAATCTGCTACTGCTTTTGCGGTGTCTAAAGCCTGTGTAAGTTCTTCGGAAACGACTTTTGTATCAAGGCCTTTGTATTCTTGAATAATGAGAGACAGCGGAATTGTTGCTGCTTCATTCTGCCCAATGTCAGACAGTGGAATATTTTTTCCAGGGTCTGCGATAACAAAGAATGCATCTTCGAGGTCTGGAAATACAACTTCAAACCAAACTCTAAATCCTTTTGGCTTTCCTGTTGCCGCATCAGTCATAAGCTTCTTTAATGCTGTGATAACATCGGCGTTAAGATTGAAGGTTACATCCCAAGTACCACCAGTATCCTGTCTACCGGACGCATACTGTGTAATGAAGTCTTCAAGAGCTGATACGTCAATCTGCTCTGTGTCAAGGGAAATTCCACCAATGGAACTACATCTTTTTAACCAGGTAAATGCAGTTGGCTTTGTTCCTTTAGCGGTTTCAACACCGTAATGAAAAGTTACGCCAAGTGTTGTTAAATCTGCCATTTTGATAGGCTCCTTTCTTTAATTCAAGTTTTATGCACGTAACCCTGTGCCGGGAGATAGCGGATCACCGCCTTTCTACTCTTCTTTGTCTGTTTTCAGTTCTGGTAATCCTGCTACAGATGTAAGCAGTGATAAAAAGCCGGAAAGTAAAGACGCGGATAAAACCATTTTCCAGTCAACACTGCCAATTACAGTTGCGGTTCCGATGGTTGCTATTGCTGTTTGTGCGACTGTTTTTACAGCTCTAATTCCTGCTGCTTTCAGCCAAAGTAATTTATCTGCTTTCATTCGGCATTCTCCTTTCATATTTTTGGATAAAAAAATAGAAGCATTTCTGCTCCTAATCTAATAAAGTTCCTGTATATATTCGGCTGTATCGGCTCACAAGCTTTTTGATTCCACTGTCACCAAAAAACATAGGCTCCGGTCCGTATGTGCGATGGAACCCCATGCTCACCATAGCTTTGTGACTTGTTTTGTCCAATTCATACACTCTGGTTAATGCTTTGCTCCCAGATGTGAAGCAATTTACTTGAAATGATGGCATTGTTGCGCATTCATCTCCTTCGAGGTCGCCTCTCGTAATTGGATTTCCAAGCATATAAAGCTGTGCATATGCTTTTTTGCCGGAAGCATTTGTCTCGCTCCCATCCATGGAATAATTGTCTGCGCCGGTAATCTTAGAAACAGCCGCTCCCCACCTTGAAAAAACTTCCAATACAGGAGATTCTATTGTGTCTGGCATATCTGTCACCTCACAATAAAAAATGCGCCCACCTTCATAGTGAACGCATTGCATATCTTGCTACAATTTAACACTGTAATCATAACATAATTGGTTGGTATCATTCAGTATACTTTGGTATCAACTTCAAGAAGAGAACATCTCTTTGGCAATTTTGCGGATATTCTGAATGATTTCTACGCTTGCCTTATACATTGGCATTGTAGCTTCTGTGCCGTAAGAACGTACCCATTCGCCAGAGTCAGAAACATATACCCAGGAATCGTTTTTTCCTTTTCCTTGTCCGTAAGAACCGATTGTATAACCAAATTCTTCTCCTTTTGGATGTGGACTAGAACCGGCTGCACCATTGTAGTGAATACCTGCACCGAACTCTATAAACAAAAGGTCTATTCCTTCGCATATTAAATGGGCTTCTGCATAATTACCAAAACTGTTAATTTTGATGTAAGTATTGTGGTTCTTATCAGAATCGCCTTGTGCTGCCAAAATATTTTGGTCAATAACTGGAATCCCTAATTCGCATAATCTTTTTATGAAGATTTCATTTTTGTTCCTTAAAGATTTTTGATAATTTTTTATTTCATTAATAGCTTTTTGGATTGATTTCTGCGACAAGGTACACTTTATCGTCTTACCCATCTTCATTCCCTCTCTTGGAAATTCCGTATCTAGCAATATTGCCTTTTTGTGTGTCTAAAATCTTCTTTAGCGTGTAATCTGGCAATACTGTAAGTTCTCCATTTTCATTCAAAATAAGGCTTCCGTCCTCGCTTATTTGTGGGATTCTATCTATCCAAAATATGTCCGCTTCCTGTGGATGAAAATTTCGATTAAAGCTTGTAATATACCTGTCGTAATCTGGCACTATTCCGGCTGCAATTTCTTCCGGCGTTCCAGCAGTGGATGATACGGAAAAAGAGTATAAAACTGGTTTCTCATAAACTTTAATACGGTCTAATCCTTGTGTTTTCTCAGATATTCGTGACCAATATACCTTTTGCTTTTGACGGACTAATCCTCTCATATTTCCTCTCTTTCTTAAATTTGGTTGCTTAACTAAAGAAGACTTTAGTTAATTAGTTTATGCAAAAAAGCTCCTTGCTTTATGGACGCTTTATAATCATTTAAGATAAGCTGGTCTGTTAAGTATTTACTAGCATAGTCTCTGGCAGATAACACCTCAATCTCTCCTTTTTTGACTTTTTGTGCGATATACTCAATAAATTTTTTAAAGTTAGATTCTGACAAGTCAGATGTATCACTCATGTTGTGAGCATAAAAGCAAACACCGCATTTATTTAATATAGCCTTTTCAACGTATGCTTTACAGTTGTCTATACTTGCATTTGTTAGGCAGTTAGCGCCCGTTCTATATTGTGTCCTTGACCTTATATAATTCTCACCGTTGATAAAGCAGCGCTGCATTAAAAACCCCAATTCTTTACAAGCTTCAGTAATATATTCCGTACTGTTGTTATCGGGTGTATTGTACATTACAGGATTGAAGATACCCATATTTTCCTTTTGTTTCAGTCCAGCACTAATTGCGGCTTTCCAACTGTCTTTTGTATTTCCTCTATCACCAATAGTACCATATAAAGCCCAATCCCATCCATTTTCCAGCATTTCATCAAATTGATTTCTTGTTAGCCCATCAGAGATATTATAATCACTTGTTTGAGTATCGAGACAAAATGTTGCGTTCAATCCAAGTGGTTTCATGATTTGATATTTTTGCCAACTATCGGAATACCAATCAAATGAAAATATTACAAAAGGTTTTTCAAACTCAGAATATGCTGTAAACGGTAATTTATTAAAATAAAGTTCATAATGCGATTCTACTAATTTTACTCTGTCGCTTTCTGACATATTGTAATAATCTAATGGAGATTCTGTTATATCAAAAAAGCCAATTTTATAAAATCCTGCATTAAATTCTGCATATGCCACTCCGTTAATTTCGGTAAACTTTTTTAAAATATACTCATCTCCATTTTTGGAAAACTCGCACACATTAAATTTGTAACCACTATCTTTTGATACAAGTTTAAATGATGTCGGAATATTCAAAATTTTTGTTTTACCAACAGAAGCAGCATTTGTAATATTAGAAATCGTACCATCGCTATTAATTCCTTGCTGTTCCCACTTAGCATCAAAAGCCCCCATTTTTGCATATCCGTTAGGTAAAGCTTTATCTAAATCTTCCTTTAGCGAATCAATAGCTTCTCCCGTTGCTTTTGCTTCGGCAAGCCCACCTTCTATAGTCAATGTAGTGTCTGGCTGTGATACACTCTGAATGTCCTTAATAGCTTGTTCTTTTGCGGAATTTACATTTTGAACAGCTTCCGCAGATATGTTTTTAGTAAGCTCCAAAAGCTGATTTATAACATCTTTTTCTTCCTGTCCTATCTGTGGTTGATCAATCTCGATACCCTCTAGCACTGGCACTTCCGCAATTGCGGTATTCCATTCAACACTAATATTTGAATCGGAATCCGTTTTAACAGCACAAACAATAAAACGTACCGTTCCCATATACCTTGCTGCATTTCTTCCAATCAACCAAGAAAAAGTTACATTTTCGCCATCTACAGCTACATCATCACAAATGTATTGGTCTTTGATAGAAACATTAAAATCCACACTGCTTACGTTTTCAAAGTTAATTCTGACTGAAAATTTGGATAAATCAAGATTATCTCCTACAATTTTGGGACATGAAAATTTAATACGTTCTGCATTCTTGTCAGATTGTACCCCACCAACTACGATTGTAGAGGGCACAAAAATAGCCCTTGTCTTAGCGTCAATTGTGCATATATCGGATTCTTCAGAAAGCAAATTAACATCTTCTTTTGTGTTCATAAGTAAATCAAGTGCTGTTGCCATGTTCTACCCCCTTTGTGATACTTTGGTTTTACCAGTAGTTATAATGTATTTTCCGTTATCTTTTACGCCAGTGACAGATACAGAAAAATAATCCCAAGTAAGGGCTTCCGGCGGAATTTCACATTGATTGTTTTTCAGTATTACTGGGTATTCTTTTTCCATTCTCCAAAATGAAGCAGCTGTTTTACATCCGTTCCACTCTGGTGAAAAGATAAACAATGCTTTAAGATATCCAGTCGTGCCCTTTACCAGTCCAGAGAAATCACACTTGGAATCTGGATAAATTCTTTGATTATTTACAATAAATCTTAATACTCTCATGCAATCACCCTTTCCATTCCAACAGGAGAAACATATGTGAATTGGTTTCCTAAAATATCTCTGGCTGTGCCAATAACAAACTGTCCATAGTCGGACAGAATATTGCATACAAATTCCTCTGCGTCCACCCAATATCGTTTCTTAACCATGCGGTGAAGCTCTGGCAGTAAACCATAGCTGAACATCACGCAATGACCTAATTCATGGATAAATACACGATTTAGAAGTTCACCATGCAGGTTGTTCGCAATAGAAATTGTCATTGTGGAATAATCAGATACGGCAAGTGTGCGTTTTCCTGTACGGTCAATCAAAACATTATCATTGGGAGAAACAAAGCGCACTCTCCATAAGTCCCCATTCATGTAGAATTGTCGTAGCATGGTTTATTACCATCCTTTCTACGAAAAAAGCCCCTGCCGCACTACTGCAACAAGGGCTTAATCAATATTGTAATCATGTCATCTGCTGAACTAAACGGCTCAGGTCAGTTTTCATCTGCTGTCTGAGCGCTGCATCTGCATCCGACCACATTTCCGTAAGGTTACGAATAATATCTGATGTGTATTCTTTCATGGAATCATCCATTTTTCTCTTGGATTCAGAATCCTTAGAATCATGATAGTGTCTACGATTCTCATCGTATCTATCATAGGATTCGCCATATCTGGACTTCTTCCAATTCATATTCATACCATCATTTTCCATATCACTACGATCTGGATGATATCCCATGCGGTACATATTGCGCTCAAACTCTGGATTGTTTAAATACTCATCCATCCAGTCATCATCCTGCATATACAGATACGGTCTATAACCTTTTCTGGTTCCCCTACCTTTTGGAGCGAAACGCCCATTTGAATAGCGGTAACGGTCATAGCCCATGCGTCCAAGATACTTTTCTTCCTGTTCGCATTCGTCCATAGCTTCTACGATTCTGTAATCTTTATCTGCACAAATCGCGCACTTTACGGATTCCATGCAATCTTTCAAATCGTCCCAATCTTGAGAACTGAGATTATCGAAGCCATGTGTTTTGGCTTTTTCCATAGCCCATTTTCCCATTTCCATTGCAACTTTATGCATTACAGTGCCCCCTTTCTAACAGCCTGTGTAACAGGTGCGTCTGTTGTTGGGGCTGTACCATTAATTGCAGTTAAATTATTACTCGGACTACAAGCCGGGTTTCCTAGCATCTTGAATACTCCGCCAGTTGCACTCGTAGCTACTCTGGTTGCATATTTTGTTCTGGTTCTTACGCCACACGCTGTAACCTGTGCACAGCAACGATTCTCTAGCGGATACAAAGTTGTTCCTGTTCCTATCTGAATCATTACTGGGGCGGTAATTGTGGTTGTATTTGGAATAGACTGTGCTAAAACAATGCAGTATTTTTCTCCATTATTGTAGCTTCCTTCCGGGATAGTAACCACAAGATTTCCACCTGTGAATGCAATCGCAGTAGACAGCACAAGGTGATTGCAAAGCTTACAAACATTCTTACATGCCATATCTTTTACCTCTCAATCAATAAGAGGTGAGCCGCAACCCACCTCTTAGAATTTATTCAACCTCTAAGGGTGAGTTCAACAACTTTTGTTACTTTTAAGATAAATAGTCAGGGATATTCATTCTAGGGCTAGAATTTCCAGTTCTGTTCTTTTTACCAAATAAGCACTCTTCCGCACTCCATCCGGCATGTACCCTATACGCAATGGTTTCTTTTCCTATTCCAAGTTCTCTACTCCACTGAGAAATTGTTTGCTTTTTCCCACCGTACTCTAAAAATACGCTTCTTCTTTTGTTGCTGGCTTGTTCAAACCCAGTAATCCAGCAACAATTTTCGGGACAATAATTTCCATTTACGTCTTTTCTCTCAATGGTTAAGTCTTCTTGATATCCATTCGCATAAGCCCATTCTCTAAACGGCCAATATTCTTGCCACTCATCACACAATTTAATTCCACGTCCACCATAGTCTTTATAGTGCGGGTCATTTTGGTTAGTACATCTTGTTTTAATCGAAGACCATTTTTTATATAAAATTCCGGTTGATTCTCCATGACAGTTTCTACTTTGTTTTGAGTAATAACTTCGCAAACATCCGCAAGATGTACTTGTTCCCCTCATTAAATTGTATTGATAGCAATTGACATCATTGCCACAGTCGCAATGACATTGCCAATAATTAGAACGATTTTTCCTGCCTATTTTCTTTACTACGGTCAATTTTCCGAAACGCTTTCCTGCCAAATCTTCCGCTTTTGGGTGTAAACATCCACAACTTTTTGTGTGACCATTTCTTAGTCTAGATGTGTCTACGATCACAATATTGCCACAATCGCATTTGCATTCCCATAACCTATGTTTCCACTTATTGGTTCCTGCGCTAGATTCAACTGTAAGTTTCCAAAATTTTTGACCTATTAAATCTTGATTAACCATGCACCGTTCCTCCTATGATAATTTTATTATATCATAATAACGGTACATATTCAATTTTTAATTTAATTCAATGATAAAATCAGCAACAACCGTTGTTTCCCCCACATCCACAGCTTCCATAATATCCATACAAGTTGCTTGCCGGATATGCAGGAACCGGAAGCGGTGCAGTGCGTCTGAGAATTTCTGCTGTATTTGCGTTCATAGCCGCCTGTAATACCGCATTCTGGTCGGACTGTGAAGCCGCCAGTTTAAGTGCCTGATTCTCTGCTCTGAGGTCTGCTGTCTCTTTCTGGCAAAGATAATCAAGGATTGCTCTTGTGTTGCTGTTCTGATTTTCCAGAAGGTCTCTGGTGTTGTTGTTCATTGTGTTCTGGAGGGCACAAGTGTTGGTAGCCAGGTTATAGTTGATACCCTGGATAGCTTCTCTGGTCTCGCAGCAACAACTTGCTAACTGAGACTGTAATGCATTGGTATTCTGCATACCGGCTACAGTATCAGCATTGATTGCCTGCTGAACGCCGTTGAAGCCTTGAAGCATTCCAACGTTCACGCCATTGAAGCCACTCTGCATGGTATTGTTAAGCGCATATGTGCTATCGCAAATACCCTGCTGAATACCTCTGATACCATTCTGAATATCATTCAGAGCAAAGCTCTCATTGATATCCGCTCTGGTTGCCCATCCTTGGAAACCTGCACCATTTGTACCGTTTCCACCATTGCCGCCCCAGCCGCCAAAGCCGCCGAAACCGCCCCAGCCAAAGATTGCGAAAATAAGGACAAGCCAAATAAGGGAAAAACCATCGCCGCCCCACATGTCGTTTGCACGGTTATTAGAGCCTGTAGCGGCTGCAATGTCGCTAAGACTATAATTTGAACCATTCATCATGTTTTTAGTCTCCTTAAATTTTATTTACAATAGGAGACATCCGCGGCTGTCATCCCAAATTGTAGCGATTATGAATCACCCAATTATGGGGAAGTTATTTCATCCCTAAAAATTTTTCTAAAATTCCTTCGGGAGAAAAATTCTTTTCTTTAAATATATTTTGCTGAACTTGATGCAACTGTTCTGTATCACCATGTTTGTACAAATCCAGAGCATTTTTTAATGTTGGATTGTTTCCAGCAAATTTACTCATATCGTTCATCATGTTATCAACACTTCCGAACCTTTGAGAAATCATTTGCTGAATTTTTTGTTTCATTATTGTATTTGGGTTGAAATTCATCTCTGATTACCTCCCTTCTGTGTCTTGGGCGGTTCAGATTGTATTGGCAATAATTCTTTAATTTCAGAAATCTCTGCGTGAACATCATCACGAAGTTGGTTAATCAGCGAAACAATATCAACTTGATTTGTGTTATTACTTTCTGGTTGTTCTCCTTCATTTACAAGTCTATAAGTGAAAATTCTACTTCTTCCATCTGCCTGTAATTGTTTTCTATATATTTCTGTTCCATCTGTTTTTGGATAATAAACAGGATTTCCGGACATATCTACATCTTTTGCCTTTACAGTATCAATACCATCAACCATCTGTCCTTGCAACATGGGGATTTGTGGTACTTGTGGCATTTGTTGTATTGGTTGCTGAATCTGTGCCTGTCCGTATGGCATTGCCTGCTGATAACTATTCTGCAATTGTGCTAATCTATCTTGATACGGCTGTATTTGTTGAAATGGTTGCGCAAAATACGGATTACCATACTGCATATCTCAAACCTCCCTTGTTTTTATAACTATATTTTACAATAATAAGAGGTTGATTAACACGCCATGATAACGCCATAAATACGCCATTTTCTATGAATACAAAGAAAAGCCCCGATAATACATCGGGGCAACTTTCATAATTTTCTTCTTTAATTTTCTGTTTATGCGGTCTACGGTTCTTGTGCTGTAGCCCATGATTTCTGAAGCTTCTGCAAGTGTTTTTTCTTCGTAAACACGCAATCGGAATAACTCTTTTTCTCTGGAATCAAATCCAGCTTCACGCAAATAGAAGATTCTTTCATCTTCCGAAAAGTCTTTATAATTATCCATTCCACCGTCCTCCCTGTTAGTGGAATCAATATTACACCGGGAAAATGCCTTTAAGGGCAAAGCCTAAAACAATACCGATTATGCCAGTTATGACATAAGCAATAATTTTGTCCTGTAATTTTCCTGGTTTTTCCATGAGTGCTTTTAAATTGTCGTTCATTTCGTCAACTGTATCTTTAATGTGGCTCAGGTCATTGTTGTATAAAGCAATTTTCTGTTCCAGCGCATTGATACGATTAAAAAAGCCTTCATCCCTTTTGGAATGCTTTTCTTTCATCTCATGGACGGCACTTTCCAATTCTTGCAAGCGGTGTTCGTTGATACACTCGTGTTCACATCCCATCGCTATTCCTTTCCATCACTCCCATTTTTTAAGATATTGCTTCTACCCACCTAATTTGAAGCACCCCTGCGATACGTGGGAGGATTGACGTATCACGCACACACCATCTTAGAATCCGATAAATGGAAAAACTCCATGATTTACATATATTTCAGTTTCGGAAGTCCAATTTCTGTTTACAGAAGATTCGGAATGTGATCCTTGGAATTCAGCTCCCTGTTTCACCAGAAAGAAAAGAGCCAAATCAAATATGCAATCATAGCAATTTTCCATATCGGAATTTATTTTCTCATCACTGTAGGAGGAAGGATAATTCCTTTTCTTCTTAAATGAACGAATAGCCCTCTTTGCCGAAAGAGGAATCATCCTCGCAGTTTCTTCATCATCTTCAAGATAATTTGTCAAATCCTCTATAAGCTGTTCGTCCATTTAATCACCTACCTTTGCTGAGATAAAATCTCTGATATTATTCCAGCCTTATTAGTTGCTGTCAGGGCATAGCCGTTATCACTTGCAAGTTGTCTTAACTGAGATACAGTCATATTAGACAACTCGCTTTCTGTATACTTGTGTGTTGATGTATCATTCACACTTGCTACAGATGGTGACTGGCTGTTTTCATCGAGACTATGCCCGGTTATTCCCCCGCTTTGGTACCGATCACGATACCACCGTTTGCTTTTGGTGCAACAGGGACGAACATACCGGATGCTTTTGTCCATACTGCAACTGGGTCTGGTGTAGCCCACATGGAAAGAGTTACGAAAGAACGGTTCTCTTCCTGTATAAACTGTCTGTATTCAAGCTCTTCTGGTGTCACACCCCAGAGGCCAACACCGAAAGAACCGTTAGCATCTGCTTCATACAGAGTAAATACATCCTCTTTGAGGTATCTGGCTGTTTTCAGGGTTCCATCTGCTTTTCTGAAATTAAAGTTCTCATCACAACGATCAATTGTGATTCCATATTCCTGCATAAGCAGATTGGCAAGCTCCTGCTTTGTGAGAAGCCTTTTATTTGCAGCACCCAGAACAGCTGTCTGCATTGCAGTGTTGTTCCGCATGTAGTTAATCATTTTAAGAGAAGTAACAGCTTTGTTTACTACATAGCCATTGCCTTCTGCTACAGCTACCATTTTCTGGATATCGCCCATGATATCTGCATCTGGCTTAGACCAATCAGTAAGCGTTACTTTTGCACTTGCTGGAACGCCATAGTCAATTCCCATGTCAACATGGTTCTCTTTGATTGTTACAGCGCCGGTGGAAAGGAACTGTCCTTTCATAACATTTGCTCTTGTAACAACGCCCTCGAACAGTCTGGCTGCATCATCAAATACAAAGTTTTTCAGTGCTTCATTATCCGGCACACCGTTTTCAATTGCCTGCCGTAAGTTTTCGGACTGATTGATTTTTCTCTTAATGAAGAGTTTTTCAGTCAGGACTTTTTCAAATCCAGGTCTTGTGCCGATTTCTGCTTCGCTATCAAGAGCGTGGACGAATGCAACTTCCGGGAGATTCTGTCCAGCCATAAGTCTGTAATACTCTGCTTTCAGATACTGGGTTTTTGTATCTGGGAAAATGGTATCGAGGATACCTGGTCTTTTAACGCTGAAATTCTGAGAGAAATTAAGTCTTTCTTCTTGGGTAATTGATTCCAAAATATTAAATGGCATTTGTCATACCTCCTTAAAATACTGGGTCTTCTGTGACTACAAAAACAATTCCGGATTTTTCAAGCTCTGTTTTTGCAGTAGTGTCAACTGTTACTGGAAGTCTCTTTTCAAGAACACGTCCTGAGACAATCACAGAAATTGGTCTCTTGGTATCATCTGTCATATCAACATCTTCAAATACAATGCCGATTGCGCCTGTCGCATTTGTTGAATATACGGAACCTGCTTTGATAATTTTCTTAGTTCCAACTGTTTCAGCATTTGTCTGGTCTGCTGTGTAGGTTTTGAGTACAAGTCCGACCTCAGATTCAAGAATATTTGGAGTGGACTCATACTGCTCTGTTTTCATAAAAGCCATTATTTATATCTCCTTTACTTAAATATTTACAGGGGCGTTACCGTCCACTGATTTAGTTTCCTGGTTCTTTTTTGCTGAGTAAGCTTTTGCAAATTCAGCAGCATCACTTTTTACTGTAGCTTTCCCACCGCTACCACCGCCCGGATTCGGAGTGTTTTCCAATGCTTCCTTCTCCCAAGCTGCTTTTGCGGTATCAAGTGCTGTTTTATTTGCTTCGGAAACTCCCTTAACAAAAGTTTCGACTTCTTTCATTGCATCTTCTGGTTTCTCATACGGTGCAGATGCGTATGCTTTAATAGCACTCGCGTATGTTTCGGTTGAAAGTCCTGCATTTGCGAACATAGAAGTAATTTCACTGGTAAGGGCTTTTTTGTTGGATTCTGCAAGCGCAGCTTTCAAATCAGCTAACTCCTTATCCACTGCTTCCTTTTCTTTCTTGCGTTCAGCTTCTAGCCGTTCTGCTTCGGTCATATTCTGCTTTTTCAACTCTTCCAACTCTTTTTCCAGGGAATCTGCTTTTTCAGCTTTTTCCTTCAGAGAAACATTTTTGTCTTTCTCTTTCTTAGTTTCAGCAGAAATAGAATCAAGAAGCTTAGAAACCTGTTCCTCGGAAGGTTCTGCAACTCCCATACCGATAAGTGCCTGTTTTGCCTGTTCTCTTGTCATTGAAATCTCCTTTCTTCCAGTCCAATACGCTTTTTCAACACGGTTCGCTCCGCACATGGTCTGTACCCGATTTACGCTCACGGGCTGTTGCAATTTATTTGATTTTGGGTATTAAAAAAGAAGCCTTAGATTTCTCTAAAACTCCTTAAATAATCGAAATTTGGTTCATTCTTCGTTAGATGGAGAATTTGCCATTGGTTCTGTTTTGGACGGATTTTGAAACTTTCCGTCAAGTAATTGCTGTGCTTTCTGCATTTCCGCTTCCGGGTCTGCCAGTTCCGGGTAAATAGTTCCCAGATACGGTAAACTCATTTCGTAGACTTTCTGCGGATCACTGAAAAGACCACAAGTAATCAATGCAATAAGCGGATGAATTTTATTTTTGAACAGATAATCAAGCGCTTGTGCTTTTACAAGCATATTGTCTGTTGGGTTTCTGGTTATCTTCACATCGAAATCTCGTGTTGAGATATTAACATCATTTGATGTACCACGGATAATATTCAGAATGATTCTAGCAGATTCCTTTTCAGCTTCCTTGGTGAATGCTTCTACCAATTTTGCATCTCTTTCTGCGAAGTCCCATCCATTACGAAGGTATACAGCATTTCCTGTATCCCCTCCGCTATTGCTTTGGCGGTTTGGCATTGCTTCCACAATCAGCATGTTATTGTAGATATCATCCTTTGCAACCTGGCTCTCTGATTGATTCAATTCAGCGGTCATCAGTTCAACATCCGACTGACAGCCATTTCCAGTATCTTTAACAGAGATGGCGCCAAGTTTTACCATTTCCAAAAACTCGTTTTTATCTACCTCGCAGTTCTTGAACTTCATAAAGGATTGCACAAACTGTTCAACGCCATTTAATCTATCAGACTGGTATTTGTTGATTGCATCAAATAATGTGATTGCAATTTCAACGTCCGAAAGCCTGTCATGATTATTCGGGCATTCAACAATAGGAATCCCACCAAAACCGTTGATGCCATATTCGGTTACTTTTCCATTCGTGATTTTGAAAAACTGGTTCTTTGAATAGCATAAGTAGTATTGTTGCTCATCTTCATCCTTCAAAATCTGAACGGACAGCATTGGTTTTCCGTTCCTCTGCGAATATACAATGTAACAATCACCAGGATACGGAATAAAGATTCTAAACGGCGGTAAATCTCCGTTTTCTGTCCAGTCCTCTTCTTTCAGAATAGCCTTATAAGAAGTTCCTGTTGCACTTTGGTATATTGCTCTCTGGATGTTTCTTGCATCTGCATTGGCTTCATCCAGATAATCATTCAGCAAATCAACTTGCTCATTTATTTTTTTGTCTGCATTTTTCTTTTTACATACATATTGGATTGGTTCCCCGCAAATCTGTCCAGCTTTAAATTTTACAGTTTCAAATGCGTGATTTTCAACCACTCTGTTATTGACTTCTGGACGGACTATTTTGTTTCGGTATAATATCGGCTGATCGCCTTTCATGTACCGATACAAGTAATCAATCAATGTTCGATTTCTATTATGTATGCCAATTGTATCTGATACTACTTTTACTACATTTTGCGGAGTGATTCGGTCAACGCCTGTGTAGGCTACTTTTCGCCCGAAATCACCTCGGCATAAATCTACAAAATTCATTGTATTTCTCAAAGCCGAACCATCCTTTCTACAAAATAAAAAGCACTGGATGTTTTAATCCAATGCTCTACTTTATATTCTACACATATTAAAAGTATCTTTCAGTATACTTCGGTATCATCTTTCGAAACCTTTTATCTTTTTTATTTCTGCTATGGCTTTTAAATGCTTTTTTTTAATGTGAATCTCTGAATAACCCATCTCATCTGCAATGCGAACCAAAGATTTGTACTCAACATAGTGCTTAAATAATATGTCATATAGTAATGGGTCTTCAACCTGTTCTATAGTTCGGACTATTTCTTGTCTTTTTTGTAAAAATTCAGATATCATTTCTGAAATCTCTTCTCGCAGATCAAATATCTTCGCAATCATGTCTCCCATCGGATCACGTTTTACAGAAGTTTGCACCTTTTCCCCAACTGGAATTGCAGATACACTTGTGGAAAGAGAACTGAGCTGTTCTTCTTCGATAAGCTTGTTTTTGATTCTGTTATCATAATTTTCAATTTGTCGTAAATATTGAGTTGCAGTCATCATATTCTATCTCCTTCCCCACATAAAATTTTTGGTTGCTTTTACTTCTGCAAATCTTTTTCCAGCAAGTGTTATTGCAAGCTGTGTAACTCCATCTGCGGCGTCATCATGCTCATTATCGCCAATATATACAAAGGTCGTTAATTCATCCATAGCCTTTTGATACTGCTTGTCTTGATATTTCGGAGCCAAAAATATGAAATTCTGCTTAACATCCCCGGAATACTGATTTATTTTTTCTTTTTTTGCTTGTTTTGAAGGTGCTTTTGTACTTGTCGTGCTGCAAGCGTATTTATGTTCCTTCAACCGTTCATTTACATAATAGGCATACATATCTCCACCATTATTCGCTTCAAAATTAATGGATTGAATATTATTACCCATGATTCTTCCAACAACTAATGGCAATGTTCCTTCTTTTGGCGCTGTGCTAAAAATCCAGTCATATATATACACATCTCCATTTTCGTATTCTGCACCCACTGGCATTGATAAGCTATCGCCACCACCCCACGCAACATCGCAAGCAGAAACATTTTTAACAAATCCACCTTCTGGAAGAACGCCGTTATAATATCTCAATTCGTCAGCTGCAAACACAATTCCTTCACGTAAGAAGGGCTTTTGCTGATATTTGGCTTCCCATTCGTTAGCGTCTAACCTAGCTTTCATATCGACATAATATTTTGTTGAAAATCCAACGCCATACTCATAATCGAAATTCGATTTACCTTCATCATTCAAAGCTGGAATTTTTCTAAACCGATACATTGGATTATCGTGATTTAGCTTCTCGATTTTTCCGAGAGGGTCATATAAATTCCATCTAGTTCCAACCATAAGCTCCCTTGCGCCGTCAATCTTACGGTCAACCATCTTATTCAGATATTCTTGATATGTATTTTCTAATCGGGTGGGGCTTAATGAATGTTGTCTATCTCTTACAAGGTCATCCACGTACAAATACCCATCAGAAGAAATATCAACGGCACCCGTCCAAGTTCCTTCAATACCACGGCAAGTCATTGTTGCAAATCTGTCTGGCTTGTCCAGGTTTATTTCAAAATCATCAGCACTCTGTTTTTGAAGTTTCGACTGTGGAAAAATTTCACTGTAGTTATATTCCTGTGTATTAATGAGATTAAGAAGTTCTCCGTAAAATCCTTTTGCCAGCTTTCCAGAATGACCACCCATGGCACTATGGCTATTCGGTCTTTTACCCATTATCCAAGACATAAAGAAAATACACATAGTAGATTTTCCAACACGGCTTGGAAGCGATAAACCATAAAACTCTATCTTTCTTTCTTCCAAATCTTGTAGGTCTTGGGCTACCACATGTAGTGTTTTTCTTCGTGGAATATAAAATTTCTTGCTGTCTGGTCTATTTTTTTCCATATAAAGCAAGTAACTTTCAAATAAATGTGGTGCTTCTAGTAACAAATACTGCCAGTAGATATCATCAAAATCACCACTGCCAGTTAATGCGGCACACTTCTCTGCTATGTTATGTGAGTATTGACTTACTTTCATAGCCATTTTCCGTGCTTCTTGGTTCTTGTCGAAAGGAAGGTCAATATTCATATTTAAGAGCAAATCAAGGCAATCTTTTTGATTCTGATAGATTGTCATGTCACTACTGATAATCTGATTTAGGACCGTCCGATACCATTCAAGCGAACCTTCTGTGAATTTTTGCATAAAAAAAGCCAGACCTCCTTTCATTTTAGGATTTAGTCTGGCTCTCATGTGGCTCTCTTGACTTTTCTTTTTGTTTTTTGTATTCTAAATATTTTTCAAAACTATATTTTTCACAATATCTACAATTTTCTAATCCATCTGGTTATGGATGTATACACGGAATGTTTCTTAATTTGAACCATACAATTTAATCACTTAACTTTCTGCAAATTTCAATAAAATCTGACTTACTAAGTTCTTTCAGCTTGTTAGCATATTTTGGAAATTCATGTGTATATATCGGATGACCTAAAAGTTTTTCTGCGTATTCGTATGCAAGTTTTCGGTCATCCCCTGTAAGCATACAAATTCCTGTGTAGGTTTCAACTACTACCGCTTCTTGTTTTGTCATACATATCCTTTCTTGATAAAATCATCTTTTTAATTCCGTAAAAATATTTTCAATTACTTTCCATTCTGCGAATACTGCCATAAACAGTAATGGTACTGCAGAAAATCCCCAATGATTTTCAATCATCATTTGTATTGTAGCTATTAAATAATCTGCTACCCATTTGGATATTATGAAATTCGCAATTATCCAACATATTTTTCTGATTTTGTTCATTTGCTCACCATCTTTCTTTTTGATTTCAAGTATTTTCTGTATTTGCGACTGTATTTACGAAGAATTAAATCAAGCATAATGCTATTTGTCTGTTCTACGTTTTCTGACATAGTTGTGAGATATGGATAATCTTCTCTATCATCTACTAATGTCTTGAAGATCAAGTCTAAAGCAAACTGAGCACTGACAGGTGGGTCGCACAGTTCAAAGTCTTTATCCTTGTACCACTCATCAATCTTATTTTGGAATCCATCAAAGGATATTTCTTCGTTCCATATCATACATTCACCTCAAACTCTTTCTTGCAATTACTACCCTTACATTTCAGTTTCAAGTGCTGAATCTTCGTGTTTGGGCTAATCAGAAGTGCTTTCTTCTGGCAAAAAGGACAACAGGCGTATTTCGTTCCGTTGATATTCCTTATCAATGCCTGTCCATTCCACGGTTCTGGTGGGTTCATGTATTCAGAAAAATCTATTCCTTCGGATTCTAATGCTGATTTAATGCTCATTAAAAATCTCCTTAAATTTCTTCCGATTAAAACCATTGTCTTGATTTCCCCAATACGGATATTGGTGTAAGCTTTTTATCATGTACTCGTATGGATGTACTTTTGCAAAGTCGGCAATTTCTTTGACAGGTGCCTGTTGCATCTTCGCCCTCCGTTCTGGACAACCTTTTGTTTTTTTCTTGATCCATTAATTTTCCTCCGCTTCGGAATCCCATGTATTTTACGGAAATTGTTCTGGTTTATTCGGTCTGGGGCAACTAGTGTCCAAAATAGTTCATCACTGAATTTACATTCAAATTCAATACTTAATGGCTTACCTATGCTACAAAGTGTACCGTCCTCATTTCTGTGAAGAATACCGCCTTCGATAACAGTACCATCCGAAATTGAAATCTCTGGTATTGTTTCAATAACTTTTCCATTACATGTAAAGAAATGCTTTAATTCGTTCTTTTCGCCCATATCAGCACATTCCTTTGTTTTTCCTTAAATTAGCGTATCGGTCAACTATAACATCTATTGTTGTATAAAGCTGATTGATTGTGATGCAGTCATCCTGGTGGCGTTGTTCATACCATTCGATAGATGGATGACCAGTATCTATATTTTCAATTTCATCAATCGGAATCTTCCAGTTATCATTTTCAAGAAGCTTTTGGTTAAGTGTCTCCGATAAAGCTTTATAGTCCAGGATTATATGCTGTTTTTTCTCGCATTCATCAGCCAAACGAACAACTTCATTTTTCAACTGTTCTTCTGTCCAGTTTGCCATATCCTCAAATTTCATATTTACCACCTCTGTCTTCGAAAATTGTCTCTTCCAAGCATAAATTTTTCGGCTGAAAAATTATCCTCTACATCAATATGTGCTTCACGGTCTTGCACCTCATATCCGTTTGGAGTTAATTCAAGTTTTGCAGTATATTCAGCGCCACAATTGGTGCATTGCCATGTCACATTTAAAAAGATTTCTTTTTCTATAAAAGGTTTTGTGTAATCGGAATTTTCGCATTTTAACATTCCACCGCAAACAGGACAATTGCGTTTATCAAGTAAATCTAGCATTCAAATTCCCTCTTCTCCCTGTGCTTCATTTGACAGGCAATCATTTTAGCTATGTTTTCACGTTCCTGTTTTATTCCATGCCCCTGCCGGAACAGCTCACACTCAAGGATATTTCCGCATTTGGAGCATTCGTCTTTGATTTCTTTACCGCATACTTCAATCATTTTCATCACCACAGTAAATCAATAAGTAATTTGCAATTTTTCTAAGATCATTTTTCCCATACAGACGAATTCCATCTTGCAATCCTCTGTCAATCAGCCAATCAGCTAACTTTATTGGTTGTGTAGGTGGTTCATCTTTGGATTTTTCTATCTTAAAATCATCTATTAAACCACCTCTATTTATAAGTTCAGAAAGTTCGCTCATCGGTACTATGCCTCCTTGTTTTCCATCTTCTTTTCCCGCCCTAAACTCGCAACAACACCCTGGCTCAGTAAAGTCTGCACAATATTCACTATCGCCATTGAAGCAAACTCATGTGAAGTCATCATGTCTTCTGCAATTCTTACAACTTTTTTCGTTCATAAATTACCTCGATTTAGAAAAATCCAGTGTGCCGACTTGAACGGCATAAATCTCCCAACGAGAAACACTGGAACTTTAGGGGGAAAATGCAACTTCTGGCAAATTGCCATTGCCAGATAGAAACAACAGGAATCGAACCTGTGTCACATGATATTGAGTATCATTGCTCTACCACTGAGCTATGTTTCTTTTTTCATCATAAAACGCTAAACTAGATGATTTTTTTAGAATCCCCGACTACCACTCCTCACGGGCATTGGTCTTATCTCTCTAAAAAGTTTTTGCACAAGATCGCTAGTGAGTTGCGTCTATATGCCTGCACGAATGCACACAAACGCATCCGCATTTATGTGCAAGAACTAACAATAGCTATGCTAAAGTAAGATATCCTATCTACACCTGGTAGATGGAATTGCAGGAGACGGATTCGAACCGCCGTTCTCAAGGATATGAGCCTTGCGAGATTCCACTTCTCTATCCTGCCGGAACCCGGAAAAACCGGGTTAGCAATAGGTTTATCGTGTTATGCTTTCCACTATCTACAAGTTTTAGTGCTGTAGATTCACTGGATATTTTTATGCGTCTTTGAACGGCATCTCTTGAAAACTCCTTTTATTAACGTGCGCTGCGTTAATGTTTTTAACTCCGAGATATACCAGCCGGGAAATCAGATCCATTTAGGCTACGCCGTATCGCACCTATAAATTTACCTAATCCACACGCTCAACTGGAAGTTTTTTCCACCCATATTACGGATGAATGGCATTTAGAAGAAATGGAAGCTCTGGGATTCGGACCCAGGACTTACGGCTTATGAGGCCGTTGCTCTTACCGCTGAACTAAGCTTCCTAAGATACCGAATTATTTGACCGCCATGACAAACAATCCGGCACTGTTGCAGTTCTTGACCGCCAGCTGCAACAAAGGTTTTCTGAAACGCTTTTGGATTTCAGAAAGTCTTCCGGGACATTTGAAGCCCCTTTAATCAGCCCCGTTGGGCTAGAAGGCCGAAGCGAAAGTTGTATGAAAAAGAAAAATATTTGCAATATGATAAATATTGCAAACTGGGCTAGCTGGATTCGAACCAGCGAATGCAGCAGTCAAAGTGCTGTGCCTTACCTCTTGGCGATAGCCCATCAACCCCGGCGCACCATTAAGACCGGGGAAGTCGTGATATATAAGTTTATGTAATTAATATAATAAGTAATTAGCACTTACACTACTCTGGATGCCTCGACTTATCACTTTCATAGGCTTTTCCGAGCCTACATGGATTAAGTCGAAGCGGCGCTTTTATGAATTTAACCCTTTCGATTAAATCAATCGGGATAATTCCAATTGGAATTGGTAAATACATTTGTCACCTCGTGCAAATTAAGAAAATATTCAGTGCAAAACATATTTCTAAACAAATACAGAATAAAATCTGTATTACGCTTGTCTTTCCTTCTTCGTCCAGTATTGCTAAAGTGCCGGCTAGAACCAGAACAAAAAATGCAAGATTTACAGCTGTTCCGATTACATTAAGTGCATTCATTGTCTTTTTCCTCCCCGATTAAGAAGTCCAGAATTTTTTCTGCAATCTCTTCCTCTGGCTCAAATGGCATTCCACAGTAATTGTAGGATTCTAAAGCCGATTTTAGGCTTGATTTGAAACCATTGTAAATTTCTCCATGTTGTAACAGTTCGTGTCTTAAAACCAAAATTGCATCAGTAATTGATTGAGAAGTGACACTAATTTGTGCCAAGCACTCCATTTCAATGTCTGGAACATCTATCATTTCAAACTCAAATACTGGAATTTCATCTACTGCGGTATGGAAATTTATTGATCTTACTCTCGGAACTTCATTTCCATCAATGAAATATTTTGTGCCGAGCCAATCATTGGGGTTGGGGTTTGTGATTTTTACTAAAGACATCTTCGCGCCCCTTTCTTTTAGTTTCACAGTAGAGAAGGAGGTGTTTCGCAATCTCTTCCAACTGTAGAATGTTGTATTTTGGAATTTCCCATGTTTTCTGCTCCAATAATGAAGACAGTGGAATTTTCTCAGTCGGTAGTTCGTTAGTTACTGTGGCATTGATAAGCATAGAGGCTACATCAATGGGAGATTCGGGAAGACTATCCTTGTTATCACTTATTGGTGCGTATAGAATGGATGACTTTTTCCATTCTCCGTTTTCCTTTGAAAATACTTCTCCGTTTTGTACTTTAAGTATTCCAGTAGCATCTCTTGGAATATACTCTTCTTTTTCACATGAACGGACATCATTCCCAATACTGTGTAAAAAATAATTCATCATCCTTCTTCCACCTCCCCGAAATATTTCTTGTAAAGGTCAATGTCTTTCCTTCCCAATAATATTTTTATATTTTCTTTGTCTTCAACTTGCAAAGAGCCATAAGCAATATGTACCCACGTTGTTATTGTATTTTCTTCTTGGTTCTCTTCTCTATAGCCATTAATAACTGTAAATGCTGAAAACCAATTTCCCTTTGCTGTTAAAAAATAAGTCTTTTCTGAATAACATGTATATCCGTAATGGTCGCAGTCAATATTATCGGTAAATATCTTTTCTGCATTTTCTGTGTTGTAAAATTTCCCATCTGCACATATTCCACTCGAATGAACAACTATATTGTCTTTCCTTATGCGTTTGGTATCTGCATTTGGGAATTTCTTTTCGTATTCTTCTGGAACTGAAACGTCTTTTTTATTTTTTGAGAAAAATTTAAGCACGTCTTTTCCTCCCGAAATATTCATCAACTGCTTGTCTTACAATATCCGATACACTCCTGTCCGTCCGGTTCTTCTCTTCCAGGAGCCTTTTTTTCTGTTTTTCGGAAAATCGGATGCGGATGGATTCGGATTGTGAGTTTGGTTTCATGAGCATTTACCTCAACTTACAATTTCAATTGGATATCCTAAGTATGCTTCCAACTCTGAAACAGTCAGTTTACGTGGTTTCTTTATTTCAACATCAACACGCTGTATGATATTGTCTGTTGTCTTTGCGATTGCCTTTCCAGTATAACTTTCAAGCTCTTCGTTTGCATATACATTCAAATGTTCATATCCATATGCCCGGCACCATCTTGCAGCTGAATCAGTAATTTTTTTAAGTTCTTCCAGTTCATTACCGAATATCTCTGAGTATCTGATAGCATTGTTTAGATCACTCGTACATACAGGGACAAGAGCCACAACATGTTTATACGGACTCCCGATAAAACGAAAGTATCTATGTGATTCCATTGCTTTTTCACCTTTTGGCAAGTTAAATCCTTGAGCTATTGCTTTTTTAAGCAACTGTTCTGATTCAACATTATTGTCTGTAACGATGCACTTATTCGTAAAATCAATCATCTTTATCCCCCTCCAAGAGTTTATATAGAGTGCTCCTTGAAACTCCTATAGTCTCAGCAAATTGTGCTTTTGTTATTTCTCCCATTTGCCAACTTCGTTTGGTTTCTTTGAAAAGTTCCTTATCTATCTCTTTTTTTGCGCGGCCTTTATATTTGCCTTGCGTTTTTGCTATTTCAATACCTTCTTTTTGACGCTGCCGAGTGTTTTCTCTCTCTCTTTGGGCTACATATGAAAAAAGCTGCAATACAATGTCTGTAATTAAGGTTCCTGTTAAGTCTTTATCCTGGCATGTGTTAAGAAGTGGCATGTCCTGTACGATAATATCGGCTCCGATTTCTTTTGTGATACATCTCCACTGTTCAACAATTTCATTGTAGTTTCTTCCAAGACGGTCAATTGAATGGATTACCAGAATGTCACCTTTTTGAAGAGAAGCAATCATTTTCTGGTACTCTGGACGATTGAAGTCTTTCCCAGATTTTTTATCCATATAAATTCTTTCAACACCATCTGCTTTCATTGCTTCAATTTGTCTCGCTTCATTCTGATCTACTGTTGAAACTCTTACATATCCTACTTTCATGTATAATCCCTCCCGTTTATTTATAAGAAAATTATACATCATTTCGATTATATATTCAAGTAAAATATAATCATTTTTAAATATTTTAATTGACTGATTAAACGATTTTGATTATGATATAAGTATTAGGAGGTGATTCTTATCGTTTCTCAAAAAATTAAACAAATCATGAAACTAAAACAAGTTACAAATATTCAATTGGCTAATCATCTTGGAATATTACCGCAGTCTTTGACAAATAAATTTTCAAGAAACAGCATATCGGCAGATGAACTGATTGAAATACTGGATTATCTCGATTGCCGATTGATTATTGAAACTAATCCAGATCATGTCATAAAACTTTCAATGGATGATATTAAGAAAGAGGAATAAAAACCTCTTTCTTTTTTTTGCCTTATTTTTAGTATGGCAGAGAAACAGTTAAGGCTTACTGCTTTTCGTGTTGCAATCACTATCCCTGCCATGTTAAGGAGAGCTTTTTTGTTTTTTCGGAAACTCGGGGAACTGACTCCGCCAGCCAGAGGTCTATATATAACCCCCTCCCGGTCATCCAGTGCGGACGCTGGCAAGTCAGCCCGCCGCCCCATGGGAACCGCTGCCCTTGCCTGGTCGCTGTTTATCGTAGGCCTGCGGCAGTAATCAAGGGAATGCTATGCAAAATCTATTGTAATATTGCACAAAAAACAGTGTTTTATAAAATGTCTTTTTAGGGTGTACCCTATTTGCACATTGCGTATTACTAGATATAGAATCCGTTTCTTCGCAATCACAACATATAGTGTTTTTACTGTTATAGCTCCGGTTTTTCCATCTCTGGAAGCTCCAGCGCCGCTTTGTGCTTCTCTGCGATCTGCTGCGCGGTCTGCTGTGGTACGCCATACTGTTTTACTTGCTCTGGCGCTGTCTCCACCATTTTGTCTACAGCCTTACATAAAAATATATAGCCGACATTGCCAGAGGCAGCTCCTTTATATCTGTTTAAAGCACATTCTTCTTGCCATTTTTTAATGGTGTCGGAGCGTGATAAGTTTAGTTTTTCGCAAATATCTGTATTTCTACATTCCCCATTAGCCCAAGAATATATTGTATCTCTATGTATACCAATCAATAAAGCATATTCTTCTATGGTTGGCTTTTGATTATATCTATATACTAAATCTGTATATATTTCCCATATATCGTTTAATATATTTATATCCTGTAATATACATCTATTAAAATTAACACGTTTATTTATATATTTGATTAATCCAGTGAATAAATTATTATTTGGCTTATATAATTCATCTGGATCATGTAAAGATTTTTCGTATTCGTCAGCCAATATTAGTATACTATTCTCATATACTTCAGATCCTTGATCTGTAACTATTGTATTATTCACTGTCTCACCTCGCTTTAACACGTTAATTTATAAATAAAAAAAGAGAACAACACAAAAATAAAAGTAACCTGTATTTCAATCACTCTTATTTTTTATCGTTCTCTTTGGTAAAATGTCGTAAAAAGTAAATTTATTTTTCTTTGCTGATACCTTAACACAGTTTTTAATATCTTGTCAAATTTAATTTTGCATAAAATAAAACACATTATTTTGTCAATAATTAATAAATAATAATTAGGGTATTATATTATAATCTTTATTTATATATTATTATACGGTACTGTATAGCATATCTTTTAATAAACTCCAGCTTTAGGAATCTAGGAAGGGCAGAGAATAATTATATAATTATATATAATATAAGGGCGGCTACATTTTCGCAGATTTG